CAGGCTCTGCCTCTCTATAAAATCCAAGATGTGAGTTGCATTCCCTGCTGCATTCCAAATGTAGTATCGATAGATCGTACACCCTTTTTATTTCGCTAAAGGCTTCTTTGTTTGAAGCCGAGAGATACGATCGGCTAACTAAGTCTTTTAGTATTCTACTTCCAATGTCTTCATCAAAGACCTGGTTCGTATCATGGTATTTGTTCTGTACTAAATTGATTTTAATTTTATTAGTTCTAACAGTATTGAAAAAGATCTTACTTCTGTTTTGATCTTTTAAAATAGAGATCGTATCTTCGTCAATCAGCTCCCATGCTTTCGTATCCTTATCATAATAAGACAGCTGATTCTTATTAAAGATAACAGGCAGCGAACTTCCAAACTCTATGTAAATTGAGTTAAGATCTTCATACCCGTCAAAGTTCACTACAAACTCTATTCCCACTTTTTTATGTGGAAGCTTCTGTAAATCTTCTAGCGATTGCACTGCGCCTACAATGTAGTGCCAAAACTTATCTTTTCTATAAATTAAGCTTGAGTCCTTTGTGATCTCTATGGCCTTTAAGCTGTCTGAGAAAAAAGAATTTTCTTGAAGCAACTCTATTGAAACTATATCTAGGCTTGATCTATTGATCTTCTTGGTTTCAATATAACCTTCTTTGAATTGGCATTGCTCTTCTTTTCGAAACCTTAAGTCTCTCTTAACGTCAACTAGGTCGTAAATTTCCTCAAAGTCTTTCTCTTGAAAAATGTCGTAGACTTTCACTTTAGTGTATTTACTGTTAAGTCTCAGGTCAGTCTCTGTAATTAAGGATTTTATTTTAGATAGATCTTTATTTAAAACCTTAAAGTACTCTCGACTTTTCAAGTAAAAAGCATCTTCAATCCGTTTGATGGAGTTGATGTTTTTATTTATGTAATACATATAAAAGTTTAGATTACGTAGATTAGTATCGATTAGCTGCGCATCTAGAAGGTTTCCTCGCTTTCTAAAAGAAAAGTTTAGCTTCTTAAAATTGAATCTCCTAGAAAGTAAAAAAGACTCCGCCTCTTTTGAGCCGGAATCTTTTCCTGTGCCTTTTAGGGCTACTCGATATCTTGAAGCTTCTAGCTTGTTGGAATCAAAATTAAATATTTGGCCCTGAATCATAAACTTCTATCCCTACGTATAGTCGGCGCACATCATCGTCAACTTTTGGGGTGAATCCTAAAACTACAGTAATGCTTGCGTCGGTCTCAATAGGGTCTAATGGTATCCCATTGCGATAATTCGATCCACTGTTAAAGGAGAAATATTTCTTTGTACCTGCTTGATTTAAATACAATCCTGCAGTTGGGTCATCATTCTCATCCAATGTAGACCCCCATAATAGCAAGTCGCCATAGTCTGTATGTGGAGGTCTTTTTGAAGGATAATCCAGGCTACCCAAAGAGCTGCTGGGCTGTAAGAATATTTTAGGTGCATTAGCATCTTCAGAAGCATTATTGAAAACTTTAATTTCTATTTCTGATCCTACACCCAAAGCTGAATTTAAAGAGGCGAAATCGCTACCACTCAAAGTGTTCCCCTGGTTATTTAAAAAGATAAAACTCATCGTGCAATCACTCCATAGGAATTACTTTTTGGATATGTGTCTATTCTAACTGAGTACCAATACTTCTTTCCACTTTCAGTAGTATTGTCGATAAAAATTAGGTCTTCTTTTTGCGTACTTACTTTTGTATATATAACAGCAGGCTCATTATTTTCATCTAAAACTTCTCCGGACTCATTGAGTCCTCGATAGAGATTGTAGGTTCCAGGACCTTCCCAGCTTATATTCAACTCAACGCTTCCCGCACTTAGCTTTATGGCTAGCTCGCTTTTTGGATAGTAGTAGTCTACAACCAGATCCATCCCTGGACGCATCTTTCTTTTCGTTTTCCGAATCAACTCTGCCTCTTTGTAGACGCCCCCGTAAGATTCTAGTAATTCAATTGGATATTTTACATAAATTAAATTGTTTCTCTGAACTACCTGACCGTTCTCACCATACCCAAACTGAGATTGAAGCCCTTTATGCTGTGCATCAAAATAGCTTTCCATCAGATCTTCATTTAAGTATCCAGAAGTCTTCACTTCGAATGTTGTTGTCTCGTCCAGATAGTAGTCTTCCTTAAATGTAACTTCGCCTAGTTCTAAGTAGCCTTTATCATCAGTGAAATTACAACAATAGTCATTCTTGAATTCAATCAAATCCTTGCCTAGCATATTCTTGTCGTTGTAAGTACCATCAGCTTTTAAGCTTTTGAACTCTTTATTTGACGAGAAAATGATTCTGTCATTTTCATCTAGCATGAAGTAATAAACAGATCTGATCCGCTGATCGGGAATTAGATAAAAGAATATTTTATTATAAATTAACAATTCATTTGTATACAGGTTTACGTCTATCGTATTTAGTATTAACGAATCAGCTCGGTAATAGAAGTCGCACTTAATTATATTAGAAGAATTGATGCTTCTATCGAGTTCGACAAACCCATACTCCTCATCCCAAGAGGAGATATGCTCGGCATATACTATAGTTGAATCGCTATATTTAGTTCCAAGTAATGTTGGACTGCTAGTATACGCTGCCAGTATGTTTTCTTCTTCATCAAAAATGTGTACACTTATATGCGAGAGTTCCTTTGGGTCGATCAATATCTTGTCTACAGGAAGTTTAATTGTATTTTCACTTACAAACCTGCACTCTTTATTGATTAACCTTATTGTACCATACTGACCATCAAACGGCTGAGTCCGGAACTCTGGTACCCAATAACGCTTACCCTCACGGATGAAGCTTCCGTTGGAAACTCTCAGATGCCAAGGGTTCGCTAAGCTATAGGCTTCCGGTTTAATTAATTTTATAAGATTGTCTTCTGTCGCTTTATAATGGAATTTGCTTGAAGTGTTGATGTCTTCGCAAGGACTGCTTTGTCTGTTTATTATATAAGTGTAACCAGTTCCATTCGGCTGCACTGTATATGAATCATTAGTAATTTCTCCTGTTTCCAGGTCTATGTCGGTATATAGCGTTGGTCCAATTGCAGGAATTACATTTAGTAATTCATTAAAGGCCACGCCGCTAATAGTAACTCCAGAGACAAAATATATTCTGTAATTTGAGGTTTTGTAATCAAAGGAATTTTTATAATTTGTGTAGACACAACCGCCCTTTAGGACAAACCCCTCATTGACGTCTATGGATTCTCCGTTAGAAACGTAGTGCACGTCCACTTCTTTTATGTCACGTCTTCGATGCCGATGCCATAATGGTTTTTCAAACCCATCCTTATCAGATCTTAAGACTGTATTAGTTATTAATAGTTCCTTATAGATGGAGTTGATAATGGAGGTCTCTGTTTCGCCTTCTTTATTTTCACGAAAAAAATTAGGATTATTTTGTATCACTTTCCAAGAGTGATCATTTAATTCTAAATGGTCTTCTGAGTTGATTTCTGCCGATTCAAAGTAATCTAAAGCAATAGATCTATCATCAATATATTTAGAATATTGAAGCTTCTCGATTGGCTTACTGATGACTTGATGTAAATCTAAGTCGGTAGAAGTCTGGTAGCCTTCATTTATTATTTCTAGGTTAAACATATTATTATTATCCTGTAATCTCTAGCCAAACTTTTCCTCTAAAGATACGTTCTTCTACTTTGTACCATGTATTTGCTTTGAACTGGTTGGTTGAAAATGCCCCTACAGTATATTCGTTTATTATATGTTCGCTATAAGCGTATGGACCCCCTGGGGAGGTAGCGTCCCAACCCTTGATACCCTCATTAAATCCGAGCTTGCTCCGACCGCCATCTCTTATCCAAGAGCTAACCAACGTTTCATCAATAATAGAACTATTCACAATTTCGTAATCCGTTCGATCATAGGAGTCGCTTTCGCCGCTTATATTGAGAAGCATCGGCGCAGTTTCTGTTTCATCTAACGTTCTACCATTCAAGGTTACTACATTCACTTCAGTTATACTATTAAGGAGTAATGCTGTAAGTGGTTTAGCTATACATGTGTTGTTGGAGTAGTAAGTGTTGTCATCAATCCGACCAGAATATTCAAACCTTATAATGAATCTTGGGAAGTATCCTTTATTCAAGCTGGGGTCATCGAAAACAGTAGGTAGATTTACTTTAAAATAAAAAGTGTTCTCTAACTCTTCATTGGAGTCTTGGTGTAGTCTTTCGTAACTTAGAGCTCTATTGAGCTCTATTAAGGTATAGTGTGGCTCGTATTCATTTATAAAGCCAGCACCTGTAAGCTGGTTCGGCTCCCCCGTGGGAGGCAAGTGCAAGACATGAACAGATTCATCTATCTCATAACTTCCTGATCCATCATCCTTTAAACTGTTCAATACTGTACTTAACCCTATCTCATAGGAGTTATTCATGCTTCTTGGGTCTGATAAGATTAAAAAGCTGTCAATGTTGTCAGGTACGACGGTCTGGCTAGAGTATAAGTTGTACTGGGCGGTTCTATAACCTTGAGTCATAAAAGGGTTGCCACCAAGATTTAAACTGTACTGAACGCTAGCATTATCTGATGTATAGACGGCCTCCCACCCCCATCGATGTTGAGACAGATTTGCCTCAGTTTCATCAAGTAAATAAACTTTTTCCACCCAATTGGTCACGCTGTCTTGCATTAAGGTAAACGGAGAGTTTGCTTCTAGGTTGCCAAGCTCATCCAGTTTCAATGCATCTCGATAATTAGAGTTAATCGTAAATACCGCATGAACACTGCTCATTTTCTTTGCTGCTATACCCTCCTTGTGAAAATGCTTCTTGTTTAACAGATCTGATGGATGATAATTTCCATCTAGCTCTGTAGGCTCAAACTCTTCAAAAACAAAACCTTCATTAACGGTTACGTCTTTAGTGGCTGTGTCTACTTTTAAAAACTCTTTACGTGTAAGATCTTCTATGGTTGTAAGATCCCCACGAAGGCTTAATTGGTCTCTTCCAATTATATTTATGATCGGAGCAGCATCAGCTATCTCAGTCCCAGCATTTCTAATAAACTTGCGCCTTGAGATCATTTCGATATCCCCTTCACCGGAGATATTGCTTTCTATCACTAGGTTTCCAAGCCAGTTTTGTATTCGACACTGGTTATTACCAAAAAGAATATTATGACTACTTGAGTTTGAGTCTCCATTTGCGATCAAATCGGTCCCTAACGGATCAAAACTTATCAAACCCATCATCAAGTCGCCACGCATAGCATTGTCACCATTATTGCCATTCGAGTCAGTTACATATCCGTCACGATGCAAGTACATCGGCAACTGATTCCATGGCAATCCGGATGGACCATAGATGCCGCTTGGAGGCTTAAACTCATACTTGTCTGCAAGATGCTTAATGCTTACTAACGGCTCTCCAAACATTCCGCTATGATCATGCTTAAAGAGCTTGAGGCGAATGTCGTCAATGTAATTTGTTATATTAGCACCCACTGTTATTATGCAGTAATCATCTCCAGGTATCGATCCGTTCTCTTCGCAAATATCAACATTTGATACAAGCAACTTAGAAGCGCTCTCCCAAGTGTATTCCGCATCTTTGAATATTTCTCTCGTTATTCTGTTTTTTAAGTAAATGTAGTTGTGCGGTATCTTTTTGTTTTCCGCATTAGCCATAATGTCATTTAGCCACTTTGGAAATGCATACTGTTTTGCATTGTTGAATTCATCTGCAGTACCAAGTGTTGAGTCGTTTAGATCGACCAATCCAGACTGTTGAGCCTGGATTGTAGGAAATTCTATAAGATACTCTCTAGAGTTCTGCGTTTCCGCGATTGTGAGTCCAGTGCTCTGATTTGGGTCAGGTATCACGTTGAAGCCTGCAAACTGATAGTCTACCCCTCCATGATAGTTGGAAGGTCTGGTATCGTAAGTGGCAATCATGCCTCCAGTTGTAGCAGAACTGAATCGAATCTTTTTATTTCCGCTCATAGTGAACTGAGCTGTATCAGTGAACTCAGAACCGACAGCAGTCAATCCCGTAAAAGAGGGAAATCCACGCATAGGATAACTTGTTTCGAATTCGAAGACTCCATCAGGAATTTGTTCTTGAATCACTTTCATCTCGAGCTCTACATTTGTAAACATTCGAGCATTAAGATTACTTGCGGGCCCAATGAGCCTCGCCAAGTTAACAATGTCCAGATCTCTGGCCTTGTTCCCTGCGCCTGTAAGATTCCAAGGCGCCCCTATCCCTTTGCCTACTCCATCCAATGTGTGGTAAGGCCACCCTTTATCATGAATGTCTCCAATCGCACCAGCTAATTCAATCATTCCACGAGAGAAGTACTTGTTAACAGCATTAAATTTATCAGCAGACGGCCTCTCACCCATGTAGAATGTTACTAGGTTCGAAAGGTTACTATAGAAAATGTCACTACTCATATTTCTCTCACTAATCTAAAAAGTGTAAATTTATTTGGCTTGTATGATCTGTAGGATTTATAGCAATAAAGTTTGCACCTCCCAAACCACCACTGTCTTCTGAATCTAATGTTTTAAATCTGAATCCATTTTCAGATTTAAGGTAATTCGGGAAATCAATTTTTAACTTGATTTGATTTGATCTTATTTCAAAGCCTGTCGCCGGATCAATACATCGCGCATGAAGCGTTACGTTTTTGCTTGCCATGATTTTGTACATGGCGATAATATTATTTCTATCTGACATACTGTTCGCTGGTAAGTGAATCCCATCAAAATATATTCTGTTGTTCACGATTCGACTTGGAGTCACCTTTTCATACAGACCAGTCGCACCATCAATTTTATATAGAACTTTATTTAAACTTCTATTTAGTCTTTCTTCAGGCGAAATTTCAGCAGGCTGCCCCAGCCCACTCCAGTCTAGCTCTGCGCGCTTATACATGTGAACTTTTTTAATTGGCAAATGGCGAATCTTTCTAAATTGAGATTGGCTACTGGCTCTTATTTGAATGCTGGTTTCATCAATTACTTTTTCAATTAATACTGGACCAACAGTGCCCATATTGTAATCCAGCTCAATCAAGCACATGCCTGTGTTCCACTCTTTCCCATCACAAAGATTCAGTTGCCTTGGGACATAGTCTTCAATATCCTTGCTGCGATCTAGCTGGTTTAATTCATACTCCTTATAATCGAGTCCAATCTTGTCTTCTAGGTTTAGAAGCACCTTATCGTCTAAGTCGATTATCTTTTTGCCGACTACGTTTAATTCTCGACCCAAAGAGCCACTAAATGCATCGGTTTTGAATACCTGAAATACTGTTATGTCCCCTATCTGAGTGCCTATACCTAGATTATTATAGATTAGATAACTATCGTTGCCATCCAGATAAACCTCAGAGTAACCACTTAACGCATTGTTTGAATATGGATAAAAATATGCAGCTTTAGCCATTCCCTCTTTGTTGCTTACTTTGGTAATTCCATCAAATGCAGGAACGTCTCCTTCGAAAGAACCTTCTTTACCAAAAAAAGTAATGTCAATTTCACTTACTGGCTTTTTATTATTATTTAAAGCCGTTGCTTTTAATATTGTTGTATCCCCTTGAAGGAACATCGGGCCGTAAATATCACGGCCAATTTTACTTTTATCACAAGTTAAAGTTAATTCGCTGACATGCTTCTCTTGAGGGCTTAATTCAATTATCCCATTAGAATTTATTTTAGTATAGGGCTTAATATTTAAGTCGCTGGAGAAGAGCCCTCCATTAATACATTCAAAGTCAATCCTTGGCTTGGCAGTATAAGATACATAAATTTGCTCCAAGTTCTTTAAGCGCCTGCCGCCATACTTCAGAGTCCCCAGATCTCCTTCATTTAAAGATGGCATCCCTCGTTCAGAGAAGTCCAAATTGCAAACATACAATCCATACTTCTTCTTTCCATAGAAATAAAGCAATTCACTTTGTGCACCTATAGTTATGTACCCCCGCTCCGGGAAACTCTCTGTGCTTCCGTGCAGCTCAAGAACCCCTCCAGAATCATCCTTTATACTAAAGTTAACTACAGGATAGTTATTGCTAAATAAAATTCTTCCAGTCTCTTTATCTAGAATATAATGTCTATCAGTATCTGAAGAATCAATGAAATTTGAAACTGGGATCCAGTCATAAATCACATCATTTTGAATTGTTTTTAATTCTAAGTTTTCTGCAGGGAAGTATTCTGTGTAGCAAATTCCGCGATGCTTGTTACCCAAACCCAAATGCTCATACTTGCATTGAACTTCGTCAACAGTTGGCCCAGCACTAGAGCCTATTTGAACCTGTTTTAAAGATTTAAATTCGATCTTATTTGTATCGGATTCAAACCTAAACGATAACTCATCGTTTAGAGCGGTATCATAGCTGTATGTATATGCAGGTATGTTGTTAAAATTTGAATCCCTTTTAAACAGAGTTATACTTACGCTTGAATCAATAAACTTATTTTTAATTTCATAAGTATGATTGCCTTCAAGATTCGTTCCTTCCGCATTAAGGACTTCACAGGAACTCTTATTCGAGTACAATTTTTTACTCAGGTGAAATATAGAATAGACCCCAGGGGTATACTTAGGTATCCATCTTTTTCTTTTTGTTTTATATTGGGATTCATCAATTGAATCCAGCACAATCCCAGAGAGAACCGAACCGAACCAGTGATCTCTGACTGAACCTTCTTCAAGGTTCGAAGAATGCCCACCTAGAAAGCTTTCTATTGTCTTCTTCTTGTCGCTTAAATCCTGTGGCTTGGTTTTGTTCCAGGTCCAACCCTTAACACCTTTGAAGGTTCCAGTTAAAGGGTAGCTCTGCTTATTTACAATTACTTCATTGCTAATCCCAAAAGAAATAACTTCGCATTGCTCTATCAGATCTACATCTGATGTTCCCAAGCCTCTTGAAATAAAATTTATTCCAAGTCGATTCAAAATTAAAGACATAGTTCAGGCCCTCTAATATGGTTGTACATTCACTGCAACCCTATAGAAAGGATTCCTAGAAGTACCGGTTATTCCGCCAGAATCAAGTAGATCCCAGCGGCCTATTTCTACACCTGTTTCAGCGTGCTTTATAACCAGCTGGTTGCTAGCGGAATCAATCTCCCAAGTCCCCTGCTCTATATCAACAATCCTTTGAACTGCAGACGACATATAGTCAGTCTTTTCAATCCTCATTGTGATGTATTTTTCTACTAGGTCGTCCAAACCTGTATCTATTTTCAATAAATATGCTATTGGGTCTTCATCTTTTGTCCACTCGTATGCGAACTTATAGAACCCTCCGCCGACTTCCTCTATTACGGGCAACACAACGTCTGTTGTAACCAGGTCGGTGTTGTCGCTAATGTCAAAGAAGTTAACGAACGCAGGGGTCTTGCCCGTGGCGGCTATGTTCATCGATTCTAAGTAGAACGAATACGTTACAGATTCTTTTATTGTTTTATCAATATGGCTCATAATCTTAAGCCCCCCAATATGTATTTTGTTTTTTTAGAATTTTGTTTATGATAACAGATCCGTTTTGAGATAGTAACTTTTCTGTGGGTGTATTTTCCACAACATTAGTTTGATCTCCGTAGGTCTCGTTATCGCTATAAGCGACTTTAATAAGGTCGTCGAAATCTTCATCGTTAACGGCGCAACCCTTAATGGGCAGCCATTTTAACTTCAGTGGGAAATCTTGGTACTCGAAGGTTACAGATTCTTGAGCTAACTTAAACTTATGTAAGATGTTGTCCTCTAGGCTGTAATTATAAGGAGACACAATTTGACTCTCATCTACGTTATTTATGAAGTCGCCCGAACCATCATGTATCTCTCCTAAGCCGCCTTTCGGTAAATCCTTTACTTGTGTTTCAACATTTAAGTTTAGGTATTGCCGCCTAGAAGACAAAGGCATTAGGTTTTCACATCGTTTATAGTGCCAGGAATCATTATTAACTAGGACTTCAACGGATATGAAATCTAATAAATCTAACTCCGCTTTCAAATCTATTAAGAACTTTAGCTTATCAAATCTATGTTCATAATTTAGCACCTCATCAACAAAAATCTTAATCCTGTTTGATGTAATATCTATTTTGATATTATCAGCGCTATTAACTTTAGAGATTTCAAAGATATCTTCGTCAGTAAGCTTTGTTATATAGCCTAGCGATTTATAAAAAGAGCCCTTTTCTTGAGTTAAAGTTCCATGCATAGCTTTTGAAACTCTATGTCTGTATGAATTTAACGATTCATGTAGCTCTCTACTTAAGCCCAACTTAAATCCAGCCTCATCGATCCACGTACTATTTCTTACTTTCTTCAGGGCGCTCATATGTGAAGTGTAGGTTTCGTTAATGATTATACTTAAGTTATCATATGGCTCCAAGACAACACCCTCCCCACTGTTGTAATCGTAGAAGATGTAGTCATAATATCTTTTAATAGAAAAGATATAGTTCTTATTTAAAATATTCACTGATAGTTTTAAATCATTCTCACAGTTTTCAAACCACAAAGAAACGTTACGATCTATTGAAACTTCAGTTTCAATCAGCAAGTGTTCTGTTAGCTCCTCTATACTTTCGGCACTAATTTCCTCTCCATAGTTACCCAACGCAGTTTCAACTAGAACTTTATCTAAATCAACTTCAAATTCAGGTAGCATCTCTTCACACAATATTGAGTATGAATTGATTGCAATCTTTTGTTGATAAGGGTCGTTACTGAATTCGACTAGCTTTGCTTTAAAATCACTTTCAGGGATATTTCCGGCTCGTACTTCATCTAAGTAGTCTTCAGTAAAAGAAAGCTCCCTCAATGTTATAACATAAAAGTCGTACTGACCTGCTTCATCATAAGTGTTTTCAAAATGCATTGAGCTGAAGTTTTCATATTTGTCAGCACGGTTTCTTCCGCCAAAATAATTTAAGCTATCTCCCCAAGTTAAATCTGCTTGAAGAAATTCAAAATTAAAGTCCGAATCATCAGCATAAGAAAGTCTTCTCTCAGGCGTATGTCGTCCTATTATTACATTTAGTATAGTCCTCTTTGCGCGCTCTAAAAGTAAGTTTATCTTGCCTACCTCACCTAAATAAACTCTTTGGTTTTCTGCTTCAAAACCCAGATCAATAAGTCGAGTTCGTTTTATGAGCTTCTTTTCAAAAGAATCTCTATGTAGCTTATAACTTCTTAAAGTAAAGTTATTGTCTACTGTTAAAAATCTATCTCGCACCCTATCTATAGCAAAGCTTTTTACAACTATGGGCTCCAAAGTGTTATTGAAGAGACATCTTTTACTTAGCGTTTCTTTGAAGAATGTCGGGTCTAATTCCGCGCCTTCTATCTTATAACTAGATCCGTCTTCATAAGAACGGAATATGTATTCCATAAACGACCTTGTAATGCCGTCTGAGTCAGTTTCTGTAGTTAGCTTATACTCCACATCATTTTCTATAAGAGTGTCATAACCAAGCTCATTTGAAACTTTGATTATCGTTGAGTTTTTATCAATCGTATTGTTTATCTTAACGGGCAAATTGCGGACTTTTAAAGATCCATCAAAGCCATACTTTTCAATTGAGCCGCCACCAACGATGCTGTTTTCCTTCTTTAAAGGACATAGCTTTTTAAACCAATTCTGGCTTTCGTAGATACCATCGTCTTTTATTCTTATCGTTTCTTCGATCTTCCTGTCTGCTTCATCATAGCCTCTTAGAACAACCGAGTAATGATCATTAAAATTCTCATTGATGATTTTGCTATCAAACACTTTTGTGTCCGATACCTCTATGTATATTTTCTTGTATTCATTCTTAAAATCGAAGATCTCTTCGCAAGTGTAAGAGTTCTCGACAATATCTACTTGCTTAGTAAAATTAAAATGATCAGCGTCCACTTCAAGCTCTGATTCATTTTCAACGATTGACAACAAGCTGCAATTAGCTTGTTTTTCAAATTCGACTTCATATCTTGTTGGAATGCTAGTGCTTATTTCGTCGTAAGTGTGTTTTGGTGTGAGACTTATAGTCTCGTTACCTAAAACTCCTGAAGCCTCTAAGGAATCAAACAAAGCGGTTTCTCTTACGTAGTTAAGGTACTCGTGTATGTTTGGATGTATGAAGCTGTAAAAATGACCAAACTCCTTGGCAGGATTCCCCTTTAACGCTTTCGTTGCAGCGATTGAGCTCAAGAATGAAGACCTCTCTTCGTTCAAGCTCTCACCTATGGCGTTCAGTAGCATGCTGCCATTTGATGATTCATTCCTCCTTATCTCTGACCACAAGGGGAACCTGTTTCTCAGTGAACGCCCTAAGTAGCTCATAGATCCCCCTCTTCTAGCACTATATTCACAACACCGAAGCCAAACTTTTCATCCTCTTCGATGTTTAAGGTATTGCTTACAATCTCTTCACGGTACTCTGGAAGGGAATTGTACCTGTCAGATTTTCTTTCATAAACTTTTTCAAAGATAGATCCGTTAGAAGATGTCCCGAAACCTAAAATAATATCACTGCTTATAATACTTTTTATGTAGTTGCTTATGTTCCTGAAGTCTATTGACCCAACTCTTTCGCCACGCTCTATCTCCCCATATACGAACTGCTTTACACTTGATGTTATCCCCGCCTTCTCTTCTACGTTCAGCCCTTGTTTGATATAAACTCTAATATCAAAATCCAAGTAAACAGTAACTCCCTGAACCACTTCGATGGATAGTCCTGGGCTTGCAACTTCCATGACACGACTTTTAACCATGTTTATTATGGATTCTGTATTTTGCTTTCCAGCACCATAAACTACCAGCCCTAGTGTTCCAATACCAAAATAGTTTGGTATCATCTTTATGTCAACGATTCCAGGAACCATGATTGATCTTAATACAATCCAATCTTCATTCAGATTGCTTCTGGCCGTCAGGTAGTTGCTTACCCTGGACCGAAACATTTGATCGGACTCTATATCGCTTCCGTTGATTATGGGAAATCTATTCGTAACTTTCAGCAGGTTCTTACCGCTGGATTCATAGTTAGTAAAATTATGAAAATTTAAACTAGCTTTTTCTACATTCTGATCATATCCAGTGTCAGTACTAACTGCACTACAGTACGCACGATTTAAGTCACTATCAAGTAAGTAATCTTCTGTTAATTCGTAAGTTATGTTCTCACCATACGAGCTTGATTTTACAAAAACTTGAGTTCCCGCAGGGATAGTAATATCTGCACCTGCGTTTATATCTCCAAAAGTACCTTCTTCAATATAGAAATAAAGATTTGACTCGCCGCTCTTTGTAGAGCTTTTCGATGCGGGCCTCCTTGAGAGGCCATAAGTGTTCATGGCGATATCATCTAAAATCTCTGCGGAAGCGTTACTCATTTGCAGTTGCTGAAACTTTAAATTAGTTTCTCTTCGAACCGCAGTCAACTCATCTGCTATGCTTTCGGAAAAGGCCATAACAGTAGAATCTCTATTCTCACTTACGTTCCCAAAACGATTTTTGATATTATCGATTAAACGATTTTTGATATTAGATTCATCTATTGTAAAAGTAGGCCTAGCCATTGTTCACTCCCATTCCGTCAATAAACCTAGGGATACATCTATTATCTCTAAGGTCGTATGAAAATCCAAGATTGTATACATTCAAAACGTTGTTTCCAAGTCCTGGACGATTGAATACGCTTACCGAAACCATAAGTATGTTACTGTCAAATCCTTCAACTTGAACTCTAATCAAATCAGGATCAACAAGTCCATCGCTAGTTAACGCGTTGAAGACCATATCTTCAGCTTCTGTTTGGACTTCGGGCGTTCTTGGACTACCCATCAGATAGTTTAAGTTTGTAGAGATTGCGCTTCCGATTTGCCAATCCTCATCAGAGGATTGAAGCCTTTTCAGGATAGTTTGATTTAGTACTTCTAGTTCAGTTTCGTATGCACGTTCAATATCCATTCGATTTTCATCGAACAATATCTCTCCGTCCTCCGTAAAGAACATATCAAAAGATTCTTTTAACATGATTAGACTCCTAACGTAACGCTAATACACTGCTGAATGCTGCTGCACAAATGCCAACCCTTACGGCACTTGTTATCACAGGTAGGTCGAATCGCTTCCTAGAAGTTTGATTTAAAAATGGTACGTTTGGTAACCAATCCATAGGAATACTACTTTGTTTATGCAGCGGACCTTTTATGTCTGTTGTATTTAGGTATAGCACGCCACCAGGACCAGGCTGGACGTTGATGCCCTCCCTACCGACCTCCACACAAACTAATTTATTCCGATTTGCAAAAATCGCTGTACTCTCTAATGAGAGGTGTAAACCGGATATACAAGAGTCGTTGAATTGGGCTTTAATTATTTTACAACTCATACTCGGTTCCACCTTCTTCCTTTTCCAACTGATGGTTTTGAAAAGGATTTCATTTGAGATTCATAATCGTTTACCGTTATACTAGCGCTTCCCGCAAGAGAAATATATCCCTCACAAGATTCATTTTGAAAAAGCGTATAATCTTCTCGCTCCCACTTAATGATACCTGCCTGGATGGCAGCTTCACTAACTGAAGTACAGTGTAAGTTTACACCTCTACCAACAATGTTTTCATCAGTGCCGTAAATAGTTCTCAACTCGTCATAAGAGCCTTTCCAGGGAACGCTTCTGACTTCTTTATTAGTCAGATCAAATAAGATGAAATATATTCCGCTTGTGTAGAATCCCTGGCTTGGAGTTAACTCGTCATCCAGCTTTATTGATATATGCGGCGTCGTTGGTTTGTGCGCTCCACATATATCAATAATCACACAATTCAAAACCAAACCACCGCTTGAGTTTTGTACCGATTCGAATACGGTATTAATTCTTTCTGAAGATATTACTGAACGTCTAGACATAATTAATCATCCAAATACATGTAGCCAAGAAGTGAATCTGCATTCTTTATTCCTATGGCGTCAGCTACCTTCGCAGCGTTTACCACTATGCTTGATTTCATTGAGTTTAGCTCATTCTTATCATAAGCTGTTATCACGTCCTTACCGTAAGCTTTTAACTCTTGCTGCCTATCTAGATAGCCTTTGACTGCTGTTGAAGTGGCGTTGAAAATGTAGCCTAGCATATTGTTCCACTTTTCGCTTTCATCTACCTCTTCAAAACCCCCAGTTACGAGCGGCATTCCATCCCTAACTAAGGGGTACAATTGGATAAGATTTCCGTTTTCCATTCTGGACATTATATGTTGCCGAAATAGATTTTTCCCAAGTCGACCGCTACTGTAAGAAGTACTTATTGTGCTGTTCAAAAGGTTGCTGCTTTTAGCAAGCGCTACACTTCCAGCGAAGAATAGTCCCATTTTCCATAAGCCTCCACCAAATATACTTACACCCATATTGGTTGCAAATCGGTTCCTTAATGCTTCTCCACCCAGATAAGTCAAGCTTAACCCCCCTGCTAGAGTGCCAACGTCCGCTACCATATCTGTAAGCTCTTTTGGAACTGCTGCATCTCCAGGAACAAAATCTCTCAAAAAGCTTGGGCCATCCTCTTCATAACTGTCCATTGTCTTTTCAACTATTTGGTCGACTAACTTTTTTCTTTTTTCATCAGACAGCCCACCAAAATCTATGGTAAGCCCAGCGCCACCATGTTTTCTAAAGAAACCAGCATTAGTTGTCATCTCTTCCTCTATGAACTCTTCGACTTCATCTTCTACGATTTTCTTAACGCTAGCTTTTCTTTCCTCGGCTGTGCCACCCAACTCATAAAGGCTATTGTATTCATCAAATACTTTAGCTCTTGTTTCATATACGAGGCTTTGAGTTATCACTGGGTGTGATAACTCTTCATTTGCTGTTACCAGTGCGTTGGTTTCAATATCTGTGATAAAGCCTGTCTCAAATGAGAACATGTGCGTAACAGAACAAACTTCTACTGGACCGTACATATTGGTTATATCATCATGCAAGATTACCACATCCCAAGGGTTTATCTTGGTGTCGCCTAGGATAGTTAAAGACCCTTCGTACATCTTTCTAGTTCCATACAATAACTCGCCCAAACCGTATCTGATAGCATTGCTAGCACCAACTATGTTTCGATAAGTTACAGTCTTTTCTTTTAGCTGGCTCATCCCTACATTATTGTTGGCTCTAAACTTTAATGTTTCCATTGTTTGGTTGTATTTAGAAAGCGATGGATCTACATCACTATTAACATCAGCCGAACCTTTCTCTTCACCTTTCAATCTTTCAGTGAAAGTATTTATAAAGTTTACGCTAACTGCATTGATCATATTATGAGAGGAAACAATTATATTGTTGCCAATCAAATTCCTCTTAGACGAGACTAAATGAAATTGCCTGAATGGTACAAATCTATCTTTAGTTTTGCTTATGTAGTAGTCGTATGCCTTTTGTGTAAAGAATCTTTGTAATACTTGCTCGTTCTCATTATTGGTCACAGACTCCTTATACTGAGCGTATGCACTTGGGAAAATAATCTTTATGTCATTTTCCTTCAGCAAGCCTGCCTCCCCCATAGTGTCTAAAGCCATAAAGATTTTATTGAGCTTTCTTATCTCAGTATTAGTTATTCGCTTACACCAATACCTTTGGTTAGGCACTCCAAAGAAAACTCTATACTCCAAACTATTTCCATAAGGCCTCACGCCATAAATATATCCGGGATGCCTTAATGTACATTCATGTAATATTTGCCATATTGTTTGACCAGTTAGTACGAATGGATTCTCATGCTTCTTTACATCCATTCTTTTGTCTATAAGCTTGAATGGATTTAACTTGAGGGTTTCTAACTTTTTGCTGCTAGAAATATTTATCAATCCAAAGGTGCTGGTATTGATTATATCTTTTCCCGACAGCCAAGCTTCCTTGCTAAAGAGTTCAATTCCACTCCACAAACTTTCCAAATAACTGTAGCTGGTTCCTAAGTTGCTCATGTATTGCGCTGGATGTGGTGCAAAGATATTATCATCTTGAGGAGATAGTAATTTCTTCTTCTTAAGCTTATTCTTGTCTGCAGCGAAGCTACCCATCATAGCGTTCCATGCATACTTCGCACTATCTATTATAATGTCAAGCCCAGACAGTAGCGCTGCCGTAGCAAAACCACTAACGCCAATAGCCAATGGTAATGTTATTGATGTACCCGCTCCTATTATAATGTTGCCACCCATCTTCGTTCCTAACCAGGTTTTACCTAATCTTGATGGCGCCACACCACTCAAACCAAGAGCACCAAATCCCTTATTCTTCAGTACTATGCTTTTTAAGAACTCCTCACCCAGCTCAGGCGCAATATTTACTTTGCCACCACTCAGAACGTTGGCAATATACTTAAAGACAGTTACTACTGTACCGTTAATCCTGCCGTGTGCTGCTTGGTTGGCTGCGAACTTACCTGTATTTAAAAGACTACTCATTCCGCCCAGCACTCTGAGTTGAGTCCTGGCCACACGGGGCAACATACTGGTCCCTAGGTTGCCCTGAGCTCGAATCAAAAATTCAAGTGCGTCATCAAAATTAGCAATAAAGATTTTTGCCGCCCCCGCTTGTGGGGTCATACTTGTTGCAAGAAATTGCGCACGTTTAATAATAAGTTGCTGAGCAATCTTATTTACTCCAAATGGATTTGCCCATGATAGCTTTGTTGGAACCCATGCAAATATTTTTGCAGTAACAGCACCAAAAGTTGCTAACTTTCCTCCAGCGGTGGGTTTAAAATAACTTCCAACGGTTGTTACTAACTTTGTGCTTCCTGCCATCTTTAATGCAGGGAGGCCCAGTGTCAGTACGCCGACACCAATGCCGATGCCAAAGGTATTGTCTCTCACCCAATCAAAAAAGCCTCGACTTAATGAAAAGTTAAATGACGATTCTTTTTTATAAAGATCTAAATCTAAAGAGAAATCTTTAAATTCGCCTATTTGAAAAACAGCACCTACCTTAGATCTACCAAAATGCTTTAATTCGTCACTCATCATCATGCTTCCTAGAAGCTGGTGAGTACTATAGAATACGCCAGGCTCATCAGAGTTGGTTCCTGCCTCACCACCTTTTCTTAAAGCTTCAAGCTCCACACCAAAACTTTGTACCGTTAAATTACATATAGTATTGTTTTGAGCATAATTAATATCAGCAATCTTACCAGAAATCAGTATATCTAGTTCGTTGCTGTTGCTTTCATAACCCGCTCTAAGCTGGACTGTAACTCCAGGTCGCAATACGATACTATCAATGAAGTTGCCCTCATCTTCCAGTGCTCTTTCTTCTACATCCTCGCCAAGATCCACATCTCTAAGCACGTTCTTTTTTGTACCGTCTAAAAGCCCAGAAATATTCTGAACTTGGATCGTAGCTACACTTGAGGCGAGCTCTCTTGAGTTATGAACATTAAAACTTATTACTGAATTATAATAAAAGAAATCATCAAAAGCAGTAAGTCGATCAGTATAGATAGCGTCTTCTTCTACTATGTATAATCTGAATGTAGGGAACGCTTCTTTTATAGTTCTTAACTTATTTATATTCCCACTACTATCCTCACAGATGTCTAGTATGTCCTGCTTGTTATATTTTTGTTGTGTACCGAGCCCAAGTGTTCTTCCTATCTTTGGGTTTACTTTATCAACTTGCGCTTTAAGATCCATCTTACCAGAAGTCTTGAATCCCAACTGGCTTCCGAACATACTGTTAACTTCGCCGAATTGCTTTTTCTTTTCGTCAAATTTGCCGCCAGTAATTCCTTTATTCGTGGCATCTATTTGAGCCACTGCTTTATTTACAGAATATTTTTGAGCACCTACAGTCGTGACTGATTGCGCACTTGTCGTCACTGCAATTGGTGTGCTTCCACCTAGCACTTTATCATTATTATTCAATGCAATTGCTATTGGAGCTATATAAGCGGGTGTCTGCACATTTTCTTCATCGCCGATTAAGAAGTCCGATACGGTTCTTAGTATTTCAGTGCTATCAACAAGCTCATTAACTATCTCTTTTTTCTCTTTATCTCCTCGCAACTTCTCTTCAGATCCTGTAAAGATGCCTGCTCTTAAACCTTTTTGAAACTGTATCGAACTGTCAATTATCTTATTGGCAGCAGCCATTTCTTTCTTTTGCCTATCCTTAAGCAATATCTCTTTAGTATCATTTTGATCATGATAATAAAAGCATGGAGAAAGATTTGAATTATTATAAGGCGTCCTCGGATCTTGTGGAAGATCTATGTCTGGATAAGAATTTGTCTCTAGCAACTCAAAGACCGTTGCCCCATCAAGCACTCTCAAGAGAGTAGCATCACCAGTTTTCTCTACAATATCTGCATTTAAATGTAAGTTCTCATCTAGTATTGCTTTTAATAGACTTCTTAAATAGGCAAGCTTGGTTCTTTGTTGGCTTTTTAATGCTGCCTTCTTACTATCAAAGAAGTGCTTAACGCCATTTGACCGTGGGCCGGGGGTACCATCCGACTTTGTGAGTTGATGAGTCAATAAGAACGGATACTTCTTAATATTATCTCGATCCGTCCACTTACCATTCTTGACTCTTATCGGGGCACTTGCAAGACCATCTACACCTATGAACTGCATGACATCCCCACCGTAAAGATACGCATTGGGGTCGAATTTATCATTGTCTAAGCTGGGGTTATACCTGTAATGGGTGAAAGGAGAGAGCTCCTCTATTATATGACGCGCATTCTGTTCATTAGTAGCCAAGTCTCCATCATCTCTATGCTCAGGAAACATATATAAGAATTGTAAGTACTCTTTCATATTCGCAATAGTTATTCTATCTGCTAATGCAAAATTAGAAAGCTTTTTATCTACAATCCCATCATCATCAATGAGGTTTGAATTCCCTTTTAATGACGCTTGAATTAGGTTCATTGCTCTTGAAGTAGGGTCTAAATTACCTGCTACTTTATTGAAGGTGTTGAATATGCTTAAGTCAGCGTAAATTGGTTTTATATGTTGCGATATTGAATAAGCAACCTGATCAGCATCACTAACGCCTTCTAAAAACTCCCCAGCATTCTTCACTCCATCATCCTCAAGCTTAAAGCTGTCTCCTAGAATTGAACTTTTATTATCTACAAAGTATTTTAGATACTCTTGAAAAGACGCCCTGCCTTGTAGAGCTTCAGTATGGTCAATTATTCCACCACGAACTCGATTCAATTGTAACTGTGCATCGTCAGACAGTCCCGTGGAGAAAGCGTAACCTATAACAACAAGTTCTATAACAGCTTGACCAGCTAGACTCCATCCCCCAGAGAGGATAGCAGTCTCAGCGGCAATAGCTCTTGTTGCCGTTAGAACAAGTCCTGCGCCCCCAAGCGCAACACTTGACTTGTCTACCCTTGTGCTTAAGGCTGCTTGACCGGTTTCAATAGTACACTTACCAGTAAATAATTTTTCTATTACATTATAATATGCAGGCAGTACAGAGAATCCATACAGTTGACTCTGTATGAATTGCATCTCTTTTATAAATTCTTCTTTTGTATCGGTATAAAGATATGGCTCTGTTAATATCACCGATGCTAATTCTGTAAAACTCTTTAGCATTGTATTACTAGCTAAGAGTTGTACTTTCATAGCATCTCTTTGAGCTGTTTTAGAAGTTAACTCAGATTTATCTACCTTGAAAGTTGAGGATTGATGTAATTTTTTAACAGTTTTAACAAGGCTTTCCCCTGCTTTGTGGGAGTTCGGGTTGATAATCCACGCGTTTGCTTTTGTGTTGGTTTTTGTCGAAGCACTCCTAACCAACATTTCCTGCCCATAGTATCTTTTCAACCCTGCAAGTATTTTTCTTTCAGAGGCAGTTTGACTAGTCTCACCAGCTCTAGGTAGGAACTTTATTTCATAGTTATTATTCTCATCTGTGATTTCAAAGTTGTATGATCTGTCTGTACGATAGATATCAGTTTTTAGATGATATTTTGTGTCGTTGGAGTAAACTTTCGTATCTCTATACAAAGTAGCTATATCAGCATCATTTATGCCTAGCTTCTTTTGATTCTCTCTTAAGAACTTAATAAAGTCATCAGGCTTGGTACTAGTAATTTTATAGTTCTCTTCGCGCTCTTTCTCTCTAGTCTCAGAAACTACACCACTAGTTGTATTAGCAACCTCTCCCTCCTCTGTCTCATCTTGTTCTTCAACTTCAGGTTCGTTATCACCCTCTGCAGACTCCTCAATATTTCCAGCAGCTTTCTTTGTATAGGAACCTATAGCCTTCTCAACATCATTATTAATATGATCTTTTATTTGCTTTACATAAGTATCGCCCTGACCGGTACTACCCCAAAAGGCTTTCTTATTTCTCTTGTTGTTCTCCTTGTCGAAGATCTGTTGAACAGTTTTCGTATAGGGGTTTCCTTCGCTAAACATAAATTGAATTGTTTTTACAAAATTGATTCCGTTCCCATCATCATGCAAGTATTCTGGATGATCATTTTGCCAGTCTAAAAAAATATCATTAATGAAATCATATACCCGAAATGCATCGGCACCACCTTCACCAACCCAACGCCGTCTACCGCGTTTCAAGCCATGCTGTCCGCTTTTAATGCTTGCTGTAGTGACATTAAAGTTGGCATCTAAGTGAATGAAGCCGTTAGCTCTGTATGGCTTCCTGCCCATAAATTTCGTGTCGTTAGCAATCGTAACGATATTTACACTAGTCACCTCCCCGTTGGTATTAAGGGTCAATAAATCGTCTCCCGACTTGCTACCATAGATCCCTACGCCCAGACAATAACGTCTTTTTGGTCCGAATACGTCATTGAAGAATCTACGCTCTTCCAACAATTCTATTAAAGCACTCGCCTCCATGGCGTTCATATTGCTTATTCTAATATCTGCAGCAACACCAGTAAAATGATTCGATTTGGTCTTTCTACTTTTCCCCGGATTCCATGCATCTAAAGTTGAAAACACATTAATTTTATATGATTTCTCTTTTAGTTTTCCATATTCATTTAATAAATCCTGCAATGGATCCATAAAGTTTAAATAGAACTTATAGGCGTTCTCATCTATTGTTGGGCCTGATTTCCCCAAAGCGTTTTTAGCTCCTTCTTTAACTAACCTCCCTCTTAGATGCCGCTTTGCTTTTCCATAAAACTTGCTGGCACTAAAATATCTTGTATTCCAGTGGAAGGGCACATACTTCGCTTTTGAGTAGCTGTGCTTTATGGGTTCACCTTTGAGGGCACTACTACCACGAGACCCTGCTGATGACGGCGCATTTACATTGATATCAGACTCTCTTATTATAGATGCATAGCGGTCTAAATATTTTTCATCTACATCAGAAGTAACAGCTTCTCTAAGCTCTTCCTCATCATAAGGCTTACTCTCACTGAATCTAAAGTTTAAACCAACGGCTCCTGGAGAGCCTTCTATAGTAAACGTGTCAGTAGAAGAAATTATAAATCTTGGCTTAGAGTCTCTTATGTAGAGCGGCTGAGTTCCCTTATCGTAATCAATGATTTTCTCATCCATGTCGGCATATTTAAATGAGCCAACAAGTTTAGTTATTAATGACTCTACTATTATATTTCCTGCATCAGGTATTTGAGGAAAGTTCTTTGCCATATAGGCTACATGTGCGCGAATACTTTCAAGCTCTTTTATCTTTGGTGGCAGCCCATCGGTGTGGCTTTTACCAATAAAGTTAAATTGAAATACTGGCTCTATGCTACCTAAGAATTGGTGCGTAGGATACTCATGTCCAAGTATGGGTATCGAACTTATTATGTTTCTTAATGAACAAGAAACATTTGTGATGTCTTGCTCAAACTTAGGGACTGAATCATAGTTATCATTATTTGTTTTTATGCCTGTAATGTTCTCAACATCTTTTTCAAAGAAATTGGAATCATAGCTTAGTAATCGAGCTCTTTGAAAAACGTTTTCCAACCCAGCACGATACATATACTGATGATAGTTTTCTTCATCTATCGCCTTCTTTATTCTATCCATATAGATTGCATCATTAGAGTTTAAATAATTATCCCCCTGATCAAATTTATGATTTATGGATTTAATCTTTTTATTATATTCTTTAGAAGATTTAACTAGCTCTTCATTCAAGCCCTTACCTGTCAAACTCAACAGCATGTCATTAATTATTTGAGAGTCTGCAGTAACCGTAACCTCCTGGCTCGTTGGAAAATAACCAAGTATTGTGCCCGCAGGATTTATATCGTCGTTGTACGTATCGAAGAACTCAGTGAAATCAGCTATAAGTTCAATCCCCTCATATACGATTTTTTTCTCATCGTCTTTTCCTGTGTTCTGCACGACCGTTATAGTAGTTCCGTTATGAGTTATTTCCCCCGATATCACACTTAATACTGGTGACGCTGGACCTCCCGAGTGACTTCGACTTATGTCTGTGATGGTGAATTTTTTATCAGCTTTTTCAGTTATAACAACATTATTTCCAGGTGGGTAATATTTTTCTATACTCCTATCTTCCAAAGGTCTTAAGTAAGTATAGTCTCTGCCCCACGCACTTGGAACCTCCACAGATATACCTCCAGAATGAACAGGGGTCATATCTGTCAAAGCTTTTGCTTTTTCTGACTTTAAACTATTAAAGAGATTATGTATCTCGGCTCTGTTTCCTTTTATCTTCTCTTGCTTTTTGGCTTCGTTTAAATTCTTTTTAACCGTGCCTTTATTCAGGGTTTTTCTATATCTAAATAGAAAGTTTCCTCCCAGTTCCAACGAAATGTATTCTTTGACAACTATCTTTGTATTGAGCCCACTCATAAGTATCGCATGAGTTAGATTTCGCCTGAGTTCAATTAAGCCGTCATCTAATGTTTTTATATGATTATTTCCAGCCTGCACGCTTTTTAGTTCATGCAAACCGACCATAGGTTCGTCGCCTACACCTTGCAGTAAGTTGAAGATCCTTTCATTAACTACAATTCTATTAACTGAGCCTTCTGCTGAAGCCGTCATCCCAATGGTTATTCCAAAGTTTTCTTTTAAATATTTTAACTGTAAGAAATTGCAATACCTCTTGTATGCATTCGAATCCTTCGGGCTGGATGTTATTCCTACTCCAGCCTGAGGTACTATTTTAAGTTTCTCCCAATGGGGGGCCGCAAGATTGTTTGTCCTGTTCGAACCATTAATACTAAATTCTTGTTCACTCTTCTTAACAGGGGATACTTTTTGAGAACCTTCAGGAGGAAATACTGAATGCACGTATTCAGAGACTTTTTTTTCTGTAATCGTTTTATGAACGAAATCTTTTTTATAATTCAAGACATTCCCGTAAGGCTTGTAGTTGAAGTATCTCAAATCCAACTCAACCAAGAACGCTCCTGGGGAGCTAGGATGGTTGCTGATGTTAAAGCCAAACAGCGTAAAGTAGTTCTTTTGTTTTGCAGACTTGTGCGTGTCCGATATGCTTTGTGAGAGAAAGTTATTTTCTACCATCACGAATGGATTATTTCTCACCTGAGAAATAAGTCTATGTAAAAGCACAATTGAATCAGCTGGAAACGTAATACTTATCTGTGCGTGAAACACTCCGTTGCCAGAAAGCACCTTTGTTGACACTTTGGATCTCAGAGTCTTCCACGAATATTCTAATCCTTCTTTATGCACCGATATCGCTGTTGGTGGTACATGCAACTCAATATCATTTATAATAAATCTTGATGTGAAATCATCTTTCAAAAGATCAGGAATATTATTTAATTGCCGCATATTAATCTCTCATCATTTTATTCATATAAGCGTTTCCTATTGGTCTTCTATTATCATTAATGGTTAATGACGCTTGACCTCCAGAAGATACAAAATGCTTGCCCATGCTTTGGGCTGCTGATAGGTTGGGGGCTTCACCGAACATTCTAATTGAACGATTCAATGATACAGTAGAGACTCCGCTATTAATAGGCCTTTCATAGAAATTGTCTGCGCCTGCAATCCTAGAGGGGCTTGGCTGCTTATGCTCTCTAGAGAAATTCTGCTGAACTGCTCTTTGGCTCAAGCTCTCTCCAGCTTTCAAAGCTTCTCTTGAAGTTCTGTCTGAAAACTTTGCACCTGGCTCTAAACTTCCTATCTCTTGATTGGCTCCAATAGCATAGGAGGCTAATAAGCCTCCAGCAATAACTCCAGCAAGACCCTTCCCTCTACTAATTGAAGCAGCAAGTGTTTGCTTTGCACTTTCAGCCCTGGTGAATATATCTTGCAATGCTTCTATATCACCAGTTATGAGACCACCTTCCATAGAATGCCCTCGATTCAATAACTGAAACAATTGCTCATGACTGAACCGACTTGATGATTCCAGCATATTGCCAATTCCGCTGGATGAAGTAAACTTGTTCAAATTGTGTTTTTTAACATTTGCAGACATCGCATCCCAAGAATCAAACATTTCTTGTACACTCAAGTTCACATTTTCAAGCCCTCTCTTGAAACTTGCAGTCGCATCCCCCTCAGCGATGTTATTAAATTTAACACTACTCATCTTAATGCTTAGGTCTGCGTCTGGGCCTTCCAAAATAGTTCCTTTAAAGATCTTCTCTTGGAAGAAGCTTTTAATCGCACTGCCTTCTCCCGATTCAAAAGAAGTCTTTAATGCTGTCATATATTCTCTAGAAATATCAGCAGCAATTGGAAGCTTTTTACCTTTTATTCCAAGCACCTCTTGGGCAACTGATATCAATGCAGCTCCAGCTTTTATTCTTTTGAATTGATCTCCAAAATCTCCACCAGTATCGTCTGCAGCCGCCTGAGCTAACCCCAGCATACCGGCCTTAACCTGAACGTCGAGTCCACCGATACCCTTAACTATTTGCTCTTTTTGAAATTCATCAACTAGACTTTGTGCAAGTGTAAGTTTCGAAGCGCCCATGCGCTCACCTAACTTCTCTACACCTTCGCCAAGTACGTGCATGCTGCTTAGAAACTCAGCGCCATAGGTTATCATCTTCTCGGGATTTACATGGCCTGCTGAAATCTTATTCCTAAGCGTCTTATCAGTGTCAAAGAAGACTTGATAAGGATCTGCGTCATAGTCACCAATACCGAATCTAGTAAAATCCATTCTTCCTGAATACTTCGATACAACTCCTGTAGCCTTGTTTTCAATATCCATGTCAAGTTCAATTTGTGGAAAGCGGATTGTACCACCACCATGCTCCCCGAACTCCTGATGTGCACCATACATCTTATGGAAGATCCTTCCAAAGGCGTCTTCAACGTCGGCGTTAGCCTCACCCCGGTTTATTTTTTGCTCAATCTCGGCTAAGTGAGAGCCCTTAGTCACGCTCCCTCCGTGGAATTCATCCAGAATTCTCAAATCCTTGTCAACGTATTCAGCACCTTGAAGTTTTTCTCCAGTGAATTCAGCAGCATCTTTAACGCTTGGGTGCTTTTCCATTTGAAGTCGTTCAACCTCACTAAGCTTCATATCTAAAGAATCTTCTCCCTTCAAATCTTTGATAGGAGCTAGAGTCTCCTTTATTTCAGCTTGCTCTGCTTGAAGTGCTTTTATTTTTTCGTCTCTTTTATGCAACTGACCATATGTTTTATCCTGGGGGTCGTGCATCCGATTTAATTCAGCCTCAATCTCTCTATGCCTAATCCTATTTAAAAAGAAATCATCCTCAGGACTGACCTGTTCTCTTCCGAATCGAGGATTAACTACGCCTGTTAATTGCTCAAAAGCATTTATACGAGATACCTTCGGAGCAAATGCAATCCTGTCCTGGTTTGCCTCAATTGCTTTCGGACCTATTCCTTTCACTCTGGATTGCAAATCATCAAATGATTTAAACTTCTCCTTTTTTCTTGCCGCTATTATATTATCTGCAACCTCAGAGCTTATAGCTTTTCCACGAGATGGTTTAAGAGTTTCTAAAAGCTGCTTTTTGCTAGCTTTGTTAATGTCGATTCTAGCATGTCTTGTAGAGGCAGCGCCTTTCACATCCTCAACATAGGTTCCATATTGAATTCGTTCAATTTTTCTATTGAACTTTTCTTTCCCCTCCCCCCCCATTCTAGTGTTTAATCTCTCCACTTCGTTAGCTCGGTAAGTCTTGCCATTTGCGGAGCCTTCTTTTTCAAATGTCTCACCAAGCGCATCATTTATTTTATCAAACTGCGTAACTTGGTAAGTACTCCTCTGAGAGGTAAATCCCTCAGCATTCAATCCGAAGAAGCTACCCATGCGATTTAAGAAGTGACTAGCTTCGTCCCTGTTCTCGAAGTATCTATAACGATAGTCTTTTTCATACTGAATAACGCCATCTACCTTTAGGGGCACCTTTATCTTTCTACCCGTTGGGCCTGGCGCCATGGTCGTCTTCTCTTTTCTTTCACCAGCGAAATCCTTACCTAAATCATGCAAAGTCTCTTCATAGATCTCCTCTACTGATTTCTGTACATTTCCTAAAGATACGTCATCTCCACCGAGAATCTTCCTTCCATAATAGTCAACATTAAATTCATCTTTAGCCAATTGGCCCCTAACATCGTTTAATTGCTTCTCTTGCTTTTTCATCAGCTTGTTAAGCACCTCTAATTCTTCCTCTACTGCTTCCAATTTTCCTGGAGACTGTTTTAAGAGTGGGTCTCCACTTGTCATTGCGTTGTAAAGTCTACGCTGTTCTGACAATTCCCGCATCTCATCGCTGGCAAGTTTAGTCTCAACTCCTCGTTTAGTGAGCCTCGTCTCGTCGATCTCGTCTATGAGCTTCCCTTCTCTGTGCAATCTTCGATTATGGGCATTGTCTAGTTCTCTGTCTAAGACTCCCATCTTCCTTTGATCTCGCTCAATTGAATAGGAATCTCCCGCTTCCCCTTTATAGAGTGCTCTTTTTCTCTCCATGTATTGCTCATAACCACCCTGCTTGATTTCTCCTTTCTCTTGGTTCAAGAGTCGTCTATGCTCTCGATAGTTATCAAGCTCGTCACCCTGAAGCTTTTCGTACTCAGTTGAAATCTGATCTCTTCTATCATATATGTTGCTTCGTTTTTCTACAGTGTTGATTTTCTCATGATTTTCTAAGAGAGCATCTACTCTTGGCTGTTTAGCTAATTTTCGAACCTCTTTCAAATGAGCTTTATAGTCATCAGTACGCTCTTGCCCTGGCTTATTCCTTAAGAGTTCAAGTGGTTTTAATTTATCAGTAAAATCATACTGATACAAACCCATACTAGCCCAAACGTGAGCGAAACCCATTAGCGGGTTTCTTATTGTAGTTCCAGAGGTGCCCGTCTTCTTCGCTCGATGCATCCCTAGGAAGAAGTCTTTTAAAGTTTGATTCATCAATTTTCTTGACTCTTCCTTGACGGAGGTGCTTCCTTGCTGAGTTAGGTGTTTACTCAGAGCGGACTCATATTTTGTCATTCCGTCAAGGAACGCCTGCTGATCTAGAAAGGCGACGTAGCCTTTCTCTTGATTTACTACCTCAGTTAAACTTCGGTTTATCTTGGCATTAATAAAAAGATTGTCGCTGAAAACAGTACCTTCCATATGCTTACCAGGGGTTTTCCCTAAGGTGAACCCACCACCCATGTAAGACCCAGAGCCAGTCACTCGACCTGACAAGCTGTGTTTCACTGCAGCGCCTGCAACTTTACTTAAAGACTTCCGAACAGTGGCAAAGCCTTTCATTGCGCTGTCAATTTGATCCGCATCTTCTCCTGCGTCTTTGAGACCAGATAAAGACGACAATAAGTCGGTTACATTACGACCGTACTCCGCCTCTATCTTTATAGTCTCTTGTGATGATTTTATTTCATGTCCAATAAACCCTTTAAAAGTGTCTTCTCCAGGTAGGAAAATCTCCTTCTTGCCTCCAGTTTGTTCATATAACTTACTCAAGGCATCTTTGGAAAGTCCCATATCCTCTAGATTTATTATGTTGCCGCTTTTAACTTCAGAGAGTTTGCTTACTACCTGCCTTTCTTCTCCTTGTCCTAGTTCAAGTAAGTTAGTCACTTCTTCACGAGACATCGTTCTTACGTCTTTCAATCCTGATATCTGCTCTTGAATGTTTTCAGCACTCGCTTGGCCTAAAGATTCTTGAGCCACTTTCATACCAATAAGACCAGAAGCCCTATCTTCGAATCCCTCCATCCTCATCATATATGAGGAAAGGTAACCTGTTGCTTCTTTGCTATCCATCCCCCAAAAACCCCTAAGTGAGGTGTAAAGATAGTTTGCGAATCTGGGCTCAGCTTTAGCTGTATTCCTTGCAAGATTCGTATGGGGTGTGCCAGCGGTAGCGGAGGCTGCGCCAATCACAACTCCTTGTTTAGCCATCTCGCCAGTCTTTTTTAAGTAATTGTCGGCCTCTGCTCCAGTAATTCCAGCAGTTTCCAAACCTGCTTTAATTTTATTCTGAAAATATTCCAAATCCATTCCATGTTTGCTGTTAACTGCTCTATCGTGAGCGAGAGATAATACTAAGCCAAAGTTATCTGCAGATATCCCCTCCTTACCTGCTCTCTCTGCAATAGTTTCAAAGAACTTACCTAACGTGCCTGCTTCTCTCTGCTTAACTGTTGCTTGATCTAAGCTTGTAATTGTAGCACCCTTCAGACGACTGTTTACTTCAGCTAGTAGCTTGTCACCATCATTAGTAGCCTCTAGTTGTTTCATTAAGATGTCTTCATCCATACCTAGCATTCTCATACCACCGTGAATTTGCGTCCTAAGATAAGTTCCAGATTTTTCAACTTGGGCTGTCGTTGTTAATAGCGTATTCGCTATTTTACCACCGAATCTACTTGGATCAAAAAATGCCTCCCCTACGTCTTCTAAGCCTAGGCTACTTAATTTATTAATCATACTTCTTTGGCTTATCGTCAACGTAGTGTCTTTTGCTAAAGCTGAAAACAATTTACTATGAGACACGTCTTGTTCAATCTTACCAATAATGTGATAGCGATCTCTGTTTGTCTCCATGCTCTTTTCACTTAAGCCCAAGGTGAAGCGACGTAGGCCTTGGTGCTTTTTAATATGTACCACCCTGTCATCTTGTCTACCCAGAACAGCACGTCCCTCTGAATCTCCAAATTGCTTAAAGAAATCGTCAATGTCAAAGTCATCTCCATCAATCGTACTACCAATAGTTAAAAACTTCTGCGTATCGTCTCTTCTTGCTTCTAAAAGCTTAGTCATTAATTTGCTTTGACCAAGACCCTCTCTATTCACAGTCTTGCTTATATCCTGCTTCACTTGAATAGTACCGCCCATGTAGCTCATACCTTCGGCAAGGCCAAGCTTTGCTGTATTCTCGCGACCTTTGAAAAGCATTATTGCCCCCATATTAACTCCACGGGCATGCTTTCCAAGCTTAGCGTCGCTGGTTACCCCAATTAATTCTGATCCCGTGCCACTAACTTTAATGCCACCCCCAGCAGGAATACCCGCTTTATAAGCGGCTATCTCTTTTTGTTTCTTCTTTAATTTACTTCTTTCCCAGAACGGATTGGGCGCGGACGCCACTCTACTTTCCAACAGTTCCTCTTCCTTAACAAGCTTTGCTAAGTGCGCTTTTTCCTGCATCACTTTAACACGACTTCTTTGTCCAAAAGTAGAGTCAGGGGTGCTACCATCAAAGCCAGTTGCCACTTCGGGACGTCCATGAAGCTGAGACCCACGCGCAGTTTGTGGAAGCAAACTCCTATCAAGATGCCCATAGCGTTGCATCAAATTGAATGCTGTGGGAGTCAAATCGCCACTCTTTGTTCGCAATGATTCAACATGACCAACGACACGGGTTCTATTAAGATCAAATGGATCTACAAATCTAGAGGTTAAAGTTTGCGCACCTGAAGTACCCCCGTAACCTTCCTGTGTGTACTGCAGTATAGCTTTAGTTACTTGTTCTCTATCTTTGGCTGCAAAATGTTCTAGTCCTGCAATCTTATGTATATTGGACTGCAAGGTTCTGGAAGATGCAATTGCAGATTGCAAATCTTGATCGATTAGCGAGACTACCTTACCGTTCACAGTTCTAGTTTCATTCAAACCTTCCATCATTGCTCTGGGTGCTTCAATGGACATTGATCTAATATAATCGTTGTATTGATTTATATTTCTAGTACTAAAATTCTGTAGTGATGTTCTGTTTTCTCTTAGTAATTGGAACAAGTGGTCTTCTAATGAAACGGTGGCTTTCTTAATTGCGTCGTCTGCACTTATTCCTCCTGGTCTAGATAATCTCTTCAAATCCAGTTCAGGGAATAACTTGGTGGCGTCAATAACACCACCAGCTGTTTGGTATCTTGTTGATAAATTTTCAGTTCCCCTGATAATTTTAGCACCAGTTTCTCCGTGTTCTTGCAAGTCCAATGCTACATTCTGATATCTGCCTCCAGCATGCTGTATTCGAGCATATACTGAAAGCTGCCCGCTCGTTTTTGCTTTGCCACCAAACTCATCAATTGAAACAAGGCTAATATTCTTAGCACCAGGAACCATATTTTTAAGTTCAGCAAACTTCTTCTTCCCAACAACAGACAGGCTGTCTTCCCTAGCAGACTTCCAGCTTACTGTACTTGTTCCTTCAGCTGTAAAGTCTTTCATGACGGAGTCGAATTGACCTCTAGTCTTTAATGCGGAACTATGCTGCCTTTTAAAGGCTTCAAGCCTTGGGCCACTTGTCTCTATGTTTTGCTTATAGAACTGTATCGCCGTATTCTTATCGTTCTCCTCAATAGTGCCCCCTTTGCCTACACCCTCATAAAGGTTTTCAATTGATGCTTTTAAGCTACTAGAGTCATCTACTAGCTCATCACTAGCACTATCAAATAGCGCTGATAAGAACGCTCGCGCACCTTCTGCATCACCCCCCTGCTTAAATAACTCCTCTAACTTATCGTCACTTAGTATAGTAGTTTTAAACTTCTCTAGACTGGTTCTCTTGCTGGCGTCGAGTATAGCTTTTAATTCATCTGCGTCGCTTCTGAGGGCACGTCCAGCAGCACCAAGCTCATTGCCTGATGCGGAGGAGTTTTTTAAAACTCCATATGTTTTTTTAACTCCACCAGTTAAGTTTATGTTCTTGTTCAGGTAATACGCCGTTCCAGCAACAGCAACACCGCTAAGTAGCGTTCGCCCACTATTCCTTATTTCCTGTTTTTCATTCTCTCTAGTTTGCTCATTTAACAGATTTATTAGTGACATATTATCTAACCTCTTATAGCTAAGCTTAACATTGAAAGAATTTCAGAACTTCTATCATCATTATAATATATTTCTGCTCTACTATTCTCATATGGAGCATGAGAAGTATTAACAAGCATTCTACTAAAATCCAGTCCAGTGGAATTTTTCATTCCTCGCACCAGTCTATTTCTAGCGGAGTTTCTGGACGGACCTGGGTTTTCGTACATAAACATGTCAGAACCTTCTAAGAATGGACGCCTGGACGCTCTACGCACCTGTGAGTTCCATACGTCATAGTCATGCGTTTCGGCACCACTGTTATCTATGTACTTGACTTTCACATCTTCCATGTCAACGTCTTTGTGCCATCCGATCCAGTCAGGTGGCGGCAAGGGCTGGTTTATAAAATGGTCTTCGACCTCAGAAAGTTTATCGAACATGTAGTTCTGATCTATTGAGCCTTTTGGATCTGCACCTATTAGAGACATCTTCTCGCCAGAATCCATCCGATTCCACACAGAGGTATATAAATGCTTCTGATCTTCAGGCACTAACTCTAATATTCTTTCTCGATCTTTTCCAGATGCATTCGCAAACGAATCAAAGAAGCGCTTCTCCGCATTAGGTAGCGACAAATAAAGCCCTAGAGCGTCTCCATTTGGGTTGACGCCAGTCCTGGTTTGACCAGCCATACGCATATAACGTGTTTTGTCATTTGCGTTTTCTGCATTCTGAGCTAGCTTCATGTATTTTAAAAATTGTAATTTATCGAAATGCTCGTCCAGTTCTTCTCTTTTTTGAACGTGCATTGGTTTTCCATCCCAGCCCATTAAATTCGCAGCGCTATAAAATGCTGGTCGGAACCAATCCCTTACATGCTTGTCCCAAAATGCATTAGTAGTCCCATATATTCTCTCTTGTTCATAAGTCTCAATTGCAGAGCGAGTTCTACCCAGTAGCTTCTGAGTAGGCCTGAAGCCGCCTGGCATTAAGTATTCAACTGGAGCAGTAACTTTTCGAATTATAGATTCTGCACCTTGATACATTGATTTCGTTATGTCAGAAACCACGGGTATCTTGATCGCATTCTTGGCGTAATCAAAATCTCTCGTTGAAGCTAGTCGTTTTTGATGTGCCTCTGATGCATTGTCCAGTATCCTGTTTTCAAGCTCCGTCGTTAAGCCTGCAGCTCTTCGCTCCATAAGTTGATTTCGAAGCCGCATAGTCTCTCTGGACTTAGATGATAAATCAGATAGTATTTTATACTTGTGTACGTCTGGGTAGTCTTCAGGATCCATTCCCTTTAACTCAGGATTTAAAGCCTCGTATGCCTTTCCTGGCATTCTTGCGAACCCGTTTGGTATCGACCTGTAAGGGTCGCCCCTCTTGTAGCGTGCTGGCATCCAAGATGGCATTGTATTAGCGATTGGATTGTACTTTTCGATATCTGATCTTGGTCTAGGAAGCATTCGCCTTATAGGCTCTGAGGTGAATGCCATGCCACCAAGATCCATATCCCAATAATCTAAAATTGCAGAGTCCATATCGGACGAACTAGCCATCATGAATTCTCTAGTACCAACAGTCTCTCTTCCTGTTACTAATTTTTGTAAATAGTTTTTAGTGTACCCAGTGAGGCCTTCAATCTCTCTAAATTGATATTGCATACCCCCAATCATTGAAGTCATTGAATATGGACTTTTAGGGGTGCCTGGACCTATTTGACCAAGATCTGAACTTGAACCAAACTCTTGTAAAAATGCTGTCTCTCTCACTCCTCCTGAATTTATTTGCGACAGTTCTTCTTCATGCATTAACTTCGGTGGCTTTATTATCCTGCCAATAGTATTTGAAAGTATCCCTCCTAGGACGGGGACGTCTTCAAATGCAGCACCTGAAATTGGATAAGGCCTATCGTAATAGTTCTTCTCTTCAAGATGGTAAGTGAAGTTCTTCAAGAAAAATCTAGTTAATGGTGAATGCTCATCGGTTTCATCCCCCCAGACAGCTCTTTCTTTTGCTTGGGTCATTAAGGATACGTATGCGTGCGGTCTAAAATAACTTGTTTCGTTTCCCTCTAACGGGGTTCCACCACCTTCCCACCAGCGACCCTTTTTAATTTCAACTAATTTCTTTCCTGAATAAATCTCTTTTAATTCATCAGGATTCTCCATCGTACCTAACAACCCTCCTGTTAGGAGTTGGTGTGCTCCAGCGACGCCTAAGAATAACGCGCCAAATCTCCTAAAGATTGGCGAGGCATTTAACCCCTTGGCAAACTCATCATAAGTCTTAGTAACCTCGTCTCCACCTATGTTTCTAGTTACTTCCCCTTTCATGGATGCGCCGAAAAACGAATGATATATCTCTGCGCCAAAGATCTCAGTTCGCCTTAACATATTATCAAGTAGAGATCCGCCTTGATATTTATTATTTATAATTTCAATTCTATCAAGTAGAGATCTATTTAGATCATTCTTATTATGGTATTCATCGAAAAAGGCTGATCCGACTTTAGCATCCATGGAGTAATTGAAGTCTAGTATCCTTTTTTCAATTTCAGAAGTATCGGTTATACCTGCACCTTTAAAAAGATCTTTATTTTTGTTAAAGAAATTCATTAAATCTTTTGTTTGCGTTTTACTGAGATCGGCCTTCCCTTTTCCATCCAAGATGTCATTCACTCGACGAGTGTAGTCCATATACTGTGGGGAAGTTTCGGAAATACCACCTAGTTCTTTGGCCAGTGGATTGTATTTTTGAAATGTTTCGTTAAACTCCCCGCCAATCTTAACTGGCGTTAAGGCATCGTATACCTCGCTAGCATTTATTTGAGCTTTTGTTAATGGAATCTTTATATCCCCTGAAGCACCACTAACAAAGCCAACCCGATCTTTAACTAGCTGTGGAAGCAATTTACTTGCGAACTCATCAACTTGAGTCAAGTTGCTTGCAGCACTTCTCTTCAGGAAGTTCTGTCCATACCCCTTGTACGAAAGCGCAGCAACACCTAATCCTAAAAACAGACTAGTAGAGGTATCTGTGAATCCCGGAAGCACACCCTCTATACCTCGCTTGAGATAGGACATCCCTGTGATTTGCCCAAGGTAAGATCTGCCAACATCTACATTTACTGCTGTAGTGGCAAGCCCTTCGATAACACCTTTGTCAAATCCTGGCATTAGCATTTGTGCTAAGAATGCAGCACCACCAACTTTCATTGGAGCGATCTTTGGACTGCCTTTCGCCATCTTACTGTACAGATAGCCAACTCCAGCAGCAACTCCAGCAGAAGCAACTGCATTCCCACCAAGACCATAATTCCTTCTATAGTGGTCTATAGTTTGCAACCCTATAGCTGCTGCACCAATTTTACTTGCCTTGTAGCCTATTTCAAAGAACTGCTTATAAAACGGTCCAGGCTTCGTGGAGAGACCCAGACCTGTAGCTTCCCCAAAGTCTCCTAGTACTTTTCCAAAAACTGGTATCTGTTCTTTCGTTGCTGATATCAGCCTATTAAATCTGTTGAGTCCTGTTGAAAGGTAAGCTGTTGCAAGCGAGGTGCGTCTTCTCAAATCGCCAAGCGTTGAGAAGGCTCCTCTTGTTGAAGCTACCAGACCTAAGCGCTCAACGCTTCCATCGCTACCCTTGAATACATCGTCAAAGATAACCTCTGGTATATCAAGGTTTTGAAGAGACCCCTGATATGCAGGATTGATTTTTCCACTAATATCAAGGTCTTCTATCTTATCGTATAAATCCGCACCATATCTTAAGTTTTGAACTGCTACATCTTCCGAAAGCAGTTTAGCACTTCCTGATTTAACTCGTTTGGAAATTTTAGTTCCAGTTATTTTTCCTGCGGCATCGACTTCATCTTCTGTAAAATCTTCGAGCTGCTCAAAGATTAATCGGCCACGCCCTCTTTGATCCGCTTTCTGCTCATAAGTTAACTTAAAAGTCTCATCATCTTGTGTGCTTAGGTGCGTTGTTATCTGACTGTAAGCGTCTTCCCCAACAAGCTCTCTTACAACTTTTTGTGTACTTTGCGTATGTAAGGAATCGGCCGAATAGGTATATTTAAAAGTTTCGCTTCCATCAAATCCTGAGATGCCCTTCTCCATGCCCAGTGCATCTGGAGAGGCATACGGACTCATGAACTCAGGTATTCTGAAAGTATTAGCAAACCCAAATGGGGTTTTGTTTGCTAGGTTCCTGATCTGCGCTTGAAAGATATCATACTTAGTATATCTAGCATCGGCACTCCCCCCATAAGGGGAGTGCATCATGTATTTTGCTGCACCTATACCGACAGCATACGGGGTTAAAGATAGCGCCCCCTCAATTAGTGGGTGCATCTCTGGCTCAGCAGCTACCGCTGAATAGAAAATACTTCCTGGTCCTTGCTGAGTAAACATACTATCTCCTGTCTAAGGATTGTAAATCTGATTTACTCAGCTTCTCCTTATTGATTCTAGTCATTTCTTCTTTTAAGAATTCGTTTTCAGCAGCTCTCATCTCCCAATAACCTAATTCTTTTTCTAGCATACTAGCATCATTAACATATATACTTTCAGAATTAGCTGGATCTTCTTCTTGTTCTTTAGTTTCTTCATCTTGAATATTATACAATTCTTTATATATTTTTTCTAGATCAAGTCTTTGAAACCCAGGTTTAGTTTTAGACAATAAGTTTTCTGCAGCAACAAAGTTTTTAATAAACTGCTTCTCTGTCATATTGTCTATACACTTTGGTGTCATCGAACTAAAGCCACTAAATACTGTACATCGCATATGCTCATATATGCTGTCCAGAGGGTTTAAAGTTCTTTCCTTGGCGATGGCCAGTAAGAATTCCTCTCCCTCGTTTTCTCCAGAAAGCTTGTAGATCATTCTTCCAGTTGAGATGGTATACCCAGCCGGAAGATTAGATGGCAAGTAATCATGCCTACCCAGGTAGCATAGGTTGAACACTTCGTCATGTACAATCAACTCTGGCAGTCCGCTATTTATTAACTTACTGAAGAAATTAAATTCTTTTATCTTCAGTAGCCTGAACTCAAATACGCAGAACTCATCTAATGCAATTGAATATAGGTCGCAATCTGATTCTAAGATTTTTTTAAAATCCATTGCACGCTACCTTATTATAACTGTGTCGTTAAAAGCATTGCTTGTTGTGGAGTTAAGAAACCTGAGTTCAAAAGAATCATTTGATAAAGCGAATCCAATATTCCCGCCTTACAATATTCAAGCCATCTCTCATTTACACTCGGCCAGAGAATACAGTATAGTACAACTTTTTCCTTTAGCTTCTCTTCCACTTCTTCTGGATTCTCACTCTCCCTCATCTTATTCATTATCTCTTTTATCTTCTTCCACTCGCCACGAGTTAAATGATGATAAACATAGACATCGCCTTCTCCAAAAGCCATTACATGAATTCCATTTTTCCCATACGCTTCTTTCCAAGCCGATATCAATTCTAAGCTTGGAGGGTTGTCTTCGCCCTCAAGCAGTTCTAAAATTTGATCTTTTAAATCTGTTTGAACAGTAGGTTCTTCTACTGGTTGTGGCTCCACCACAGGCTCTGCAACTTTTGGCTTAATGTTTTCTTCAAGAGCTTTTAATTCATCATCAAGATTCATAGAAATCTTCTCCTCAATATTTATATTTTCTTCAATTAAAGTTTTAATAATAGTTTGACTGGGTATTTCCTCCTCCACTTTTGGTGGTGGCGGAGGAGGCGGTTCTACTGGTTTCTTCCGACTTAAGCGCGCTTTACGCTTTTTTATTGCGGCATCCTTTTTCTTTTTCAATCGATCTTTCCTAGCAGTTTCAGCTGAAAGCACCTCGTCTTTAGCAGAGGCTGCTTTTTCAATTTCCAATCGCTGATCTTTTTCTTTCTGCGTCTCCTCAGGTATTGGAATAAATGCCGTAGGAGGCAGACTTTTTATAATCTGCTCGGCAGTAGGAGAACTTCTTTGTAAGGCGTTAAGAGCTTTTTCATTTAAAGGCTCTCCAAACATTACTAAATCTGAATCTAACTTCTTGCCTTTAAGCGCCATGTAACCTCATTTGTTTTTGTATTCTAATGATCTACCTAAAAAACCATATTCTTCTAATATAACTTGTTCGGATATTTGTACAGTTTGCCCGCGTGAAATCAAATAACAAGTTTTAATTATTATGTCGCTTTGATCTCCAAAGCTAACCTTAATATCAAATGCACTTGTTAAGAAACCATTATAAGACATCACGGGGCTTCCCATCGTATTAGCTGGTTCTTTTAGTATGTCTGTTAAGATATAATCTGGTTTGACATAATTTACAACAAAATTTCCTTGAACAATTTCCCTTCCAGGGAGCATGGCATCGAATTGCGTAGATGCATACCCGTATATTGGTTGCTGAGAGTTCTGAATACTATAGCTTATTCCTGCACACTCTAGAACGTCCTGATATTTATGATCACCTGAATCTGCATTACTAAAAGCTATGTTTACATTAGCACCTGAAAAATATTCGTAATTATAAAAACTCATGGTTAAGCTCCGTATTCATCAAGCAACACCTCTACACTTCCAAATTGATTCGGAGTCCTAGCAGGCTGATTGTTTTTATGCCTATTAATTAAGCTTCTATAGTACGGCTCATAAAGTTGGCTGCCCTTGTTATTTTCATACGCTTTAATTATCTCATTACTACTGCTTTTATTTAAATCTGTAAAAGGGCGTATATCCTGAGCTACAAATTGGCAGACTACTTCAGTTACCATATCATTAACAGAAGTCACAATACCTTCGTTTACGAATTCAACACCCTCTAGCATCATTGATGCTCCTGGGTCTGCTTGACCATTCCTAGCTACTTCAGTTTGATACCTTAGCATTATATTCATTGGAGATATTAATGTTGATATTTTATTATCAAATTTAATCTTGTTCTTACCATGTCCAGAACCAACACCTTTTGTTGTTAAGTCTCTGGACCAACCAACAAGATTACTATAAATGTTAGCAGGATCTTTTGCGGCCAACATCCTTAATGGATGATCTTCTATTACTAAAAACACTATAGTTCCAGCAATAGTTCTAATACCACGAGTGTATCCAGAGACACCTCTTTCGCCAATTCTCCTTACGGGAGACTTGGCTTCATGTATCGAAATGGATATCGTAGCCATTTGAGTCATTTTGACGGGAGAGAAAAAGTTTGCATTAGTTTCAAATGAAGTTTTTAAGCTATCTCGAGTTTTTATTTGTTGCGTTGAGTTTATAGGAAGTGGGAAAAGCGGCGGACCAACTTCAGGTATACTTATTGGTGATCTTGGCTGAGCCAAATTCCCCTCAAATGAAATCTGAGATTTTCTCTGTGCCTCTAATGTATCTGTTATATGATCCCGTAACCCTTCACTTCCAGGAAAGAAAGCATAAGCATCACAGTCTGATCCAGAATAGCTATATGTGTAGTCAGCGTTTGAACTCATTTGATACTCCTACTCTTCATCTGGTACCGCTTCATCACCATCATGGCCTCCCGTCAAGTCATCGCTTGTTGGGTCGTTTTGAACTAAAGGGTCTGGATCTATATCGTCGGGGATGCCATCATTATCATCGTCGGAGTCTACATTGTCTGGGAAATTGTCGCCATCAGAATCAACAGGTTCTTCGATGCCATCATGGCCACCCGTCAAGTCATCGTCATCAACCTCTCTTGGAACATCAGGCTGAGGGTCCATTTCATCAATAATGCTATCATTGTCTCGATCAAATGGAAAGTCATCATCTTCATCTGGGATTCCATCACCATCAGTATCGACAGGTTCTTCAATGCCATCATGGCCACCCGTATCGTCTCTTGCTGGATCATCCTGAATGTTCGGGTTCGGGTCATCTCCATCTAAAAGACCATCGTTATCGTCATCAGGATCTTGGTTGTCTCCAACCCCGTCGCCATCAGTATCTTGAGATTCATTAGGATTCCCTGGAAGAGCGTCATCTTGATTTAAAATTCCATCTCCGTCATCGTCCTCATCGTCTTCGAAGACATGGTCATCATCAAAAAGTTCATTTACTTGATCCTCACTTAGTTCGTCCCCAATGTTTAGGTAACCTGGCTCTGAAGTTAAAATACTGCCAGGGTAACGAGACTCAGGAACTTGCTTGATACTTGAACCACCAGGGCCAGACCCTTCAGATCCATGCAGATCGAAGCTCCTCCAAGGTAAAATCGTCTTTGCTACGAAATTCAATGAATAAGGCAGAGTCATCGCATCTATACTTAACTCTGTATTAACTGATAATATCTCACATCCATAGATACGCATCTGAGCCGACTGGCCGTACTCATTAACAGCCACGATAACAATATCAAAAGGCAATATTTGGTCTAGGTACTCTGGCTTAGCCACAACATAATTATTACCTAAGTTAGATAAGTCATACTTTTCATCTTGCAGGAATGCATAATTAGTCAAAGACTTACTGTTTACCGTTTTGCTTATCGTTCTTACAGTGGGTTTAAGTGTTGCGTTATACGCGTCTACTTTTTTATTCCACTCAACTATGTATTTCAGATGATCCTCATAGGCGTCCTCATAATGAAGAAAACTGTTTACAAAGTCTTCAGCCATCATGATGAAACCACCACTATAAATTAAACTTTCCGCTACTGCCCCTATGCAATCAGTTATCGCTATTTTAACCAAATTGACAAAAGCAGGTACAGCTGCAAGCCCTCCTGAAAGTATTGAAACTGCTACCGTTTCCATGACTCCAACAATAGCTCCTTTCACACATTCCTCTGCAGCGACACCAAAACTGCCACCGGGAAGTACCTTAAAGGAAATGAACACGTCGTATATATATTCCCACTTGCCTCTAGTTTCTGGAGCGTGTCTTCTTCTTAATACAGGCTGGGTTGTCTGTTGATGCTGAACGGTTTTCTTTTCGTCGAGCTCTCTTAGAAAGAGCTCGTCTTTATCCAAAAGCGCTTTTTCCCCATCAAAAGATTTCATATAGAGAGGGTCTACATCTAATAATAGTCCCCTTATTATCCCATTGATGCCACGCTTACCTCTAGCAAAGGAAACGGGATCTACTGATCCCATAATATAATTCGGCGCTTTTTCACGCTGAATCATATAGCTCACATACTGCATGCTACCCACTTGAGCACCATTAATGATAACTCGAATATCAACACCAGAAAATGAACTATATGATTGCGACAAAGATGTCGACCCAGACATAGAACCTCCACGCAGCAAGAGAAAATATTTTATATATTATCTATAGCACTTATTGCGAGGAGTTATCTATATCAATTATGAATTATGACTGTATTCGAAGTTAGAGGTTGGAGAGTCATCCCCACCTCTAACTTTTGGATTCTTCTGATTGGCATAAAGCTCATCTCTAGCTGACGTACCCTTCTCCGAGCCATTCAGTGCAAAGCTTCTCCAAGGTAAAATCGTTCGGCAAACATAAGTCATCTGGTTCTCAATAACGATATCATCAATAGAAAAACCAGAACCCTCATTGAGTATTTCACAACCGTAAAGTCGCATCTGAGCCGATTGACCATACTCATTTGCAGCAACAATAGTTACGTCAAATGGTAGTATTTGATCTACATAAAACACTTTTGCAACGCTATAATTACTACCAAGGTTAGTTAGGTCATATTTTTCTTGCGGATCAAATCTTTGAGTTGGGCCTCCAGAGAACGATACACCTGTTCCGGTTGCTCCTGATCGGTTCTTCAAGGCTCTTCCTGCTGCAGTTCCACCAATGGTTTTCAAGCCTACAGTGCCTGTTTCATTATGTGCCTCATTCAGTGCACTAGTATTAGAACCTGGGAAAACATTTCCACGCCCCGCTTTACGGGAAAGAGCATTTACAGTTGTATTTGCAGCATTTAGATCTCCACTACCATAACTTGGGAAGATCTCATCCGTGTCGCCAAGATAACGCTCTCCAGCAAATGATGGTGTATAAAGCATATGTACATCCATCATAAGTGAAATCATCGTACCAGCAATACCACGCTTACCACGAGAATAAGATACGGGATCAACAGATCCCATAACATAGATAGGTGCCTTCTCACGCTGGATAGCATAAGACAATGCTTGCATGCTCCCAGCCTGCTGGCCATTAATTATTACTCGAATATCTACACCTGAATAAGATGTATAGGTTCTACTTAAATCTAATGAAGTTGCCATAATATATCTCCTTTATTGTTTTGAATTAAATGCCACTTGCAGGTGGCTCAAGAGTAAGGTCGATTTCAACAGCTTCAATAGACAATGGTGGAATAAATCTTACAGACATTCTAATGATACCATTAATGCGATCCAAACGAGACCCTCTAAGCTGAACAGCAAGCTGCTGAGCGTAGCCACGTTGAACCAGACCCTTAGAGACGCCATCAAGTCTTTGCGCAAGGCTTCCAATCTCAGCATCAGTGTAGGCACTGCCAATAACGCTTAAGCATTCTTGTCGAAGTCGACTAAGTATACCATTAGCAGCGAGTATCGATGATATTTTAGTATAATCAGAAGTTCTAAGTGCTGCTGTGTATATAGAAGAGATGACGCCAGTTTGGTCAATCATACAAATGCGCAAAGCTGCAAGGTTGTTCAGTATCGCTCTTGGAGTTCGCTGCTGTGCATTGAAGCCCTGCAGTCTTCCACGAATTGGTCCAATTGGCTCAGTTCCAGGCTCTTGAATTGCAAGTATACCAGCAATCATTGGAGCAGCGCTGCCAAGATATGCATTTTGATTTTGCATTCGAATCTTCTTGTTATTCGCAGGGAACGAAAACTTCGGATCGTTAAGCAATCCATAAGCCCCAACAACAACCGCATGCTTGCCTAAGTCAATGGGGTTACCCATCGCATCAAGCGCCTCGTCTGTGTCGTCGATACCGTAAGGCGTTTCATTTGGCAGTAAAGCTCCATTAGTTAAGATAACTCCACCAAACGCAGCCCCACCACGATAAGTGGTTGAGCCAGCAAGCAACTTAGTACCTAGGACACCTGTGCCGTTTGCAGTTACAATTACATCTCCATTAGTTTGGATCTGATACTCTGCAGGGTTTCCCGCCCAAGCAGAGACTCCATTTCGACTCCTCGAAGGAGCAGTCGTCGGTACAATCGCAACAGTCTGAGAGTAGTTGGTTGAAGCGAGATACGCTGCACTAGCAGCTTGATGCAAGAAGGAGATCTCTCTCACCTCTACATTAGCAGCAATCAGAGAGATGCCACTAACCGTTTCTACAGTTCCATCAGCAGCATAGACTGGATCTGTAAAAGTAAACAGTCTACTCATCGCTGCTTCAGGAATTAGATTTCCTGTAAGCTCAAAATGATTCATAAAGAAGGGGTCTAGAGGAAATTCTCTAGAACTACTCAGTTCTGAATTTAACAAGAAAGTGCTAAGTTGGGCACTTCCATTAGTCAACGATGGACGCAATCGCAATACATACTCATCATCACCAGAATCAAACTTTTGTGTACCAAATGTTAATTTAGCAAATGGTGTCTGTACTTCAATTACTGCTTGGTGACTAGCAGCTTTATAAGCATCATACTCTGCAGAGCTTTGACCTTCAGCATTTACTTCAATCCATGCAGCACCAATATAAGCAATATGGTCTTGTTCATTTAAAAAAGTGCGGTCATCAAAACCGTCACCTGCACCTGCGTTTTCATTATTGTCACTAAATACGCCAAAAGCGTCAGCTTTTAAAGTATCGTATTGAGCTTGGGTAAATCCAATAGCATCTACGCCACTTCCTGCAAAAGCGCCTAGTGCTTCGAATTCAGCTTCATTGCGGCCTTTTGCATCAACTTCAGCAGGCATGTCAGCATCAAAATCAACATGACACTCGACCAGGCCTTTGCTAGTGAAGAATGACTCCACTTCAGTAGGGGTACCTGGAGCTCCAGGATGTAAATGGAATTCAACCAAATTTAATGCGTCACCAAGAAGCTCTTGAGTTGCGTCTAGCTCATATTGAATACCATCATAGGTGTAATCGTTGCGCACATTGCTGTTATCAAAGGGGTTTTTACGAGCGGACATGAAGATGTTTGGACGACCATTAAAGACGTATTTCCACATATATCCAAGATTATGTTTCTGCCAAGATAGCTGCTTTTTAAAATCCATCCCGGCGTCGATTTCTACTGGTTGAGCATCCGCATAGCACCTGTCACAGTGCAAGAATGAGATATTTTCAAATTCTAACTCTTCGTACGCCACTTCATTGGCTGCATATCTCTCACAACTAGAAATGAAATCGCCAGCGCTACCTGTAGTAGAATGGAAAGAGATCTCGCTTCCAACGTTTGCCACATTATATTCTGATAATGTTTGATCAGTTAAATCAAATTCATCGACAATTTTGATTTCTGTTTTCCAGCCGTCAGCAATAATAGCTCCACCTGTTGCACTGTCGCCACTTAACCGGAGGGAAGTGGCTGTTCTATACGCGCTTCTAATGTCTGCAAGATCGTAGATGTTTTCTAAAGTTACAGTGCTCAAAGCTGACGAATCAAAGCTGTTAGGAGTCCACAAGAACATTCCTGCAGGAATGTTAATATCGACATCAAAAAGTGACTCTGCAATCTGATCAGCAATGATCCCTTCACTGTCATATACGGGACGAGCAGTTTCGTTATTGTAAATTACAACTCTTTGTCGAATCAAAGATCCCTCACGGAATGGTTGAAGCAGAACTGAAAGTTGATTAACTGTACTCTGAAGCTCAGCGGCACTGTCCTCCTCCCTCGTTGCATAAGGAGTTATGGTGAGCCAAGCCTCCTTTTCATGCAGTCCGTTGGTTGCCTTCTCTATAGCGAAATGAAAAGGCTTTGCACCAATACGCATAATACTTACAGGGACTGTTTCGTTTGCAACTTGTTGCGCTGCTGCGATCATTCTGGTTACGTCTGAATCAGAACCAAACTCTTGAGCAAACCTTTGGACTGAAGCAAGGCTAGCGCTTGTTCGAAATGGCTGGTTCTCTAGGCCTTGTTTGCCAGTGGCCGTCATTAACAGCCCAGGACCAGCAGGAGCAGCAACACTTTCGTTACGTCTCATGTTGTTATCATTGTAGGTGGCTGTAATCTCACCTGCAATGTTTGTATACTTTAAATTCTGGTACGACATAATAACTCCTATGGGTTATGTGTGTTTTTAGGTAGGATTTTTAAATCAATAAGTACTTGTCTGATGATTGAATAAGCTTTTGCATCAAATTCTCTGAACCTTAAGAAGAACCTAATTGGCCTAGAGAAAACTCTCTGCCCATTAATGCTCATATAGTTGTCGGATAGTCTTTCTTTCCAGAAAAATCGTTCTGCACCTTTTAATTCAAAAACAAATGCTGAATTTATAAAAAGCTTTTCGAGCCAAATGGCTCTTTTGTTTGCTATCTTATTAGATGTTGCCCAGCAGTTAAATTCAATTACATGATCTACAGGTCTAGATTCTACTGTAATTATCTTGTTTGGCATGTTCGGGCGAGCCTCTTGATGAGAGTATGTTGCTTTTCTGTGCGGCCTGTCAGTGCCTTTGGTATTCATCAGCCCAGGCTTCCTTTCAACTAGCTTGAAAGTTATTACTTCGTCACCGTAATTATCCATCGACTCTGGGGGGTACTCTTCCACTAGTTTTACCAACCTGCTAGCTTTAACACCTTCTCTTTCTTGAGAGTCTGCTAATAGCTTTTGAGCGATATCAAAAAATATATCTAATGTTAATGGCGCTGTATTCACCATAAACACTCTATCCAAATTTATATTATAGGGATTTGTAATGACAAACTCTTCAGGCGCAAGCATCTCAGTAGAAATGCGGCCAGCACTATCCACGACATTGATGAGTATTTGGTCATTATTTCGAGCCATTAGATATTCTCTCTTATGGAATTGTCTTCTCTGCAGTATACTGCGATGTATTCGACTCTTCCATTATCTGCACGGTATTTTTGAATAGTTTCTGGTTTGTAAATTGTTTCTCTTTTGTATGGTACTAACACGTTTCCTTCAATATCAAGAGACAACTCAATTATTTTATCTCTATAAGAGATTTTTTCGTCATATCTTAAATAAAAGATTTTGTAATCAGTTCGAATTTCTCCTGGATACACCCTTTTGATACGATTTCCCTTACCTCCATCAGCCCCAACCATCGCTGAATAACATCGACTAAACTCTTCATCCCAAATGTACTTTTCACCTAAACAATATTTACATCGACTTTCTGAGTCGGGCTCGTCACTTAATTTTGATACGCAGGCACATTTGATCAAAGCACCATCATCAGATTTTCTTGCTTTACGCAATAGCACCAAATGGTTATGAGGCTTGCATCCTCCAATACCAAAGACAATATCATCAAATTCTTTTCGTAAGTCTATCTCGCAGGAGCTAGTTTTATTAAAACTTCTAATAGACATAATTTACCCTTTCTTATGTCTGTAATCCAACCCCCTAAAGGGGGTGAATCCATGCTTGTACTTAGTACCTCCAGGAACTCTATACTTTGAATTCTGTGTAGGCTGAACATAACCTTCGACCCAGGGGTCATGCCACTCCCTGGAGTTCTTATATCCTTTTCTTGACCTACCTTTTTCAGCGTGCTGTGGCCCGAGTCCTTGCCCGTTGACAATGCAGCCACCAGCATTTACTACACGCCACCATTCGTCCCGCTCTGCTTTCAACTCTTTAATAAGATCGGCTAAGTCAAAATCTAGCGAATCTTTATTTTCAATTAATAAGTCACCTAATTGCTTCTTTTTACCATCGTTCCCATATGTACCGATTGGCATCGAAAGTAATCTTAATCCAGCATCGTACATTACGAATCTAGTTCTAGCGAAATAATATCGTTCTGAAGTTGGCCTGACCCCAGTGATATTGTCTGCTTCCAACGAGGACCAATGTATTGATAGCGCAATCGTATCGTCAGTAACATTAGCGACCCAAGCACCCAGCTCCATTTTGAGCATCTCAACAGAAGCATAAAATGGGTTGTACTCAGTAGTAAAAAATAACTCTAAGGTTTTAGCTAAGGAATTTCCTTCGGTATCTTTCAACCCCTCTAAAGTTATGAATACCAAACTATTAAAATCCAACCCGCATTTTGGTTGGGCTATCAGGCCTCCGCTAGTTACTTCAAACCCACCCTCAAAGGTGACGTTTTCTCCAAGCAGAGAAACGGTCCAGGAATCTTTCCAAACCCCACTTACTGTGGGGGTGTAATCAAAGTACCAATAGCCAGTATCAATCTTGGTAACTTGCAATCCGGGATCAATAATATTTCCGCTAGGGTCTGTTAGCGTAACTGTAGCTCCAACAGGATCTACAGGTGCCCCATTCAAATCAGTAAAAAGCATTTTTAATTTAACTGCTTCATTAATTTGGATCGTGCTTCTATTACACTTTATCAAGACTTTCTTAACTGGGACTTTAATTGGAGTGCCACAATCATCATTACTAGTATTTGAACAACTCATGGGATTCTCCTAAAATTCTAAAGTAATTTTATTGTCAGAAACTGATATTATTTTATATATTTTTTCTGGCCTGCCAGATCTAGTAGACTTTGGGCCGTCAAAAATTCCGCTTACGGACTGAGACTCAATCTTTATATTTTCTTGAGTAGCTGTAGCTGCATCAATATTATTGTTAAATGTTAAAACTATTTTATTTAAATTCAAATCCACATTAATGTCCCCAGTCGAAGGCTGCATTGAAGCTAACTCTAGATACGCCCCCACTGCTTCATTCTGCTGGTTGGGTATCAGTAAGCCATCTGGAGCAATAGGGCTTGTTGACGTATACTCAGGATAGACAAAAATAGATTCTGTCCCAGTACTGAACGTTACTAAATTTGAGACACTCAGCAAATCCTCTTTATTTGCTTCCACGATGAAGGCCTCGTTTAATAAATATTCGCCCCCAGTGAATTTTATTAATATACCACGATCAGTTATCCGCCATCTTTGAACGCACCTGCTTAAGCGTGAATTGTAATTACTGGAAGCTGGTTGTGGTTCTGCCTCGTCGTCAAACCACCATTTAAATTTGGCCGCTGAACCACTGCCTGCTTCCACGATTTTTAAATTCAATGAAGCTGTAACTTCATTGTTTTTTGGCTCAAAGCTACCAGAAGACTTTATTCTCGCATCTCCTGTTTTAACTCCACCAACCAGCGTATAAGCGTCGTAAACTGTTCTCTCTGAGACACAATTGCTTTGACTGTATGCTTGTATCTCTGCAGGGATGTTCGCAATGTTATTTAAACTCTCTCCGCAAATAAATAAATTATATTCTGTATTAATTCTAAGAGGCTGTTTTGGCGTTATGACCAGAACGGAGTATTTTGCTCCAACACTCTTTTCGTAAATCTCTTGGTCATCCTCTACTTTTAATTCCGCAAGGTTGTTAACTAAGTATGTCGAATACTCACAACTGACATAACCTTTGAACATCGGAGAGGTCAGAAAGAACGGGTTAGTTCCATCAGACTGATTTAACCACAAGCCGTTATCTGGCCCAGAAGTTACATCGGAATCAGGACCATATATAATCACACTCTCTTTTGCAGTTTTTAAATCTATTGCCCTGTCGAATACTAAAACTATTTCCTGTCCAATAGGAAATTCTGCTTCAGAGTTCGTCGGGTAGCTTTCATCTGCTTTCAATACTATCGCCATTGGGGGGCTCCTTTTAAAGACTGAGTTTATTATAGGTAACTTGTCTGCATTCAGCCACCTTATCGTTCTAGCTTTAAATTATACTCTTCTTTATGTTCTAAATTAAAGCTTTCCATAATAATGGCCTTTAATTCTAAAAATTCGTCCCCCACAACGACAAAAGGGGGAAGACTTACGTCTACTCCCCCTCTCGTTACAAGTGCTTTTTACGTTAATGAACTATCTCTTAGAGATTAGCCTTTACGTCTGCTTCTGTTATGTCAGTAAGATCACCAACAGCAGCATTCACTGCACCGTCATATTCGTTTGCAACACGCTTAACGTTCTTGAAAACGCCAACGCCTTGACCCTCATGTGCGACAGCAAAGCCGTAACGCTCACGGATCTTAACCTTGACAGTCTCAGTACCTTCATCGCGCCACTCGACAGTAGTAGCCTCTTCATCAACAAGATGGAAACCAACATTACCACTTGAAAGAAGGAAGATGTCACCAGTCTCACTCTCAGGATCATAAGGACAAAGAGGTGAAACAATGATCTGGAATCCAAATGGGAAGTACGAAGGTATTTTTGGAGCAGAGGTAGCGTTCTGGCTTCTTCCTTCAACGGAAGTAGCAGCGCCACCAGTTCCAACACCTGAAGTACCAATTCCACGAGGATTCACAGTACGAACACCACGAGAAGGTCCACGACCACCTAGTGCGCCGTTGCTCCAAGGATCTTGACTTCCTGGATCACCAGTGTACATATTGAAGATAGAGCCTCCACCATGTGCAAGCATCATGGTCTTGAGGACAGGATCCTGCAAGAAGGTGTAGTAAAATAATGGATGCATAAGTAGAGTGTCAGGGCTGAAGCCTTCCTCTGCCATATGAGCCATACCGCGCATCAGGTTCTCCATAGTCATAGAGCCGTTTGCCTTCAATGCTGCGCCAGTTACCCCACGGCCACTACATACACCGTAAAGTGAACTAGAAGGTTGAAGGTTATCAAAGAGTGCGGTTCCAAGTTGCTTAAGGAAAGCGACAGCTTTTTGCTCCTTATGGCGAACCATTGCGTTACCCATGAGCTCAAGGTTTTTAGCCATGATATCAAAAGTACTATAACGAAGTGCCTCATCGGTGAAAGAAGCAGCGATACCACTCTTGCCGATGTAAGCTGTTGAAACAGCGCCACCCATTTGGAAGTTAACCTCAGGATAGGTGCCTGACTCCTGTACGTCGGAAGCATAAACTGCACCCATAGCTCCAGTAAGAATTTGAGTATTCAAACCTTTTGCTTGTACACGACTAAATAGTGGAGTGATAACCATACGAGGCTCTACGGGCTCACGAATGAGAATCTCCATAGATTGTTGAAGGAGAGGTGCGATTTCAGAAGATGAAATTGCGTCACGGTTCTTAGGAGAGATTACATTAACAAACTCGTTCCAAGTTACCGTCTCTTCCGTATCAGGAAGAGCGCCTCTGTTAGAAATCATATCTGCTACATAACGTGCAGCAGCCTTTTTATTGTTAGGAAGCTCTAAGCGCGTTCCGTCGGTCATTTTAAATGCCATGATAAGTTCCCTTTATTTTAATGTAATTATTGAATCTTGACGTTGATGATAGCAATTTCATCAGCAACGGTTTCATCAGAAAGAGTGATGAGGTCGCTGAATCCCTTAGTTGCAGAACCAGGCATTTGCGCATCAGCTTTAAACTCAGAACCGTTCCAACCAGTACGAACACGCTCAAGAAGACCACGAGGCTCTTTCTGGAATGCGAATACGCGACCGATAGTCCACTCATGCTGGTCGCGGAGACTTGCAAGCGCAGCCTCTACTTCAACAGCAGTACCGGCTCCAGCCGCAGCAAAAGTAACATTTTCAGCAGTAGTCATATCACGAACGACGAAGTTACTATTCACATCAAAGACAACAAAATCACCTGGCTTAGCTTCGCCAACAAGATGCATCATCTTCTCATTAACAGATACGGTTGCAGTATAATCGAAAGCAGTCAAGGCTGTAAGTGCAGCTGCGTTTGCATCAACGGGAACATTAGCAGCCCCAGCAGTCAAGAAGAAGAAAATCCGACCAGCATCTGCATCGAGATACCAATCGCCTGCTCTTGCTAGCAAACTGATATCATTGCGCTCACGACCAGACCATGCAGCGTTAGCACCAGTCTCCAACAAAACAGGAGTACGACTAGTATTTCCTGCGAGCTTTGAAGTCCAATCATAAGCCATGACGTCAGTCAGGTCTAAATGACTGTAACGAGTCAACAATTTGAGTGACGCTCCTGTAACCTTTGTGCCATTGTTGAATACATTAGAAGCAGCTGGCTCGCACACATGAGCAACACGCATTTGAATATCAGTAAAGAACTGAATCAAGTGTTGCTTCTGGTAGTTAGTAAAGTGAAGATTAGCAGCATCATCACCAGCCCATACATATACATCATAAGCTGCAATACCTACAGGTGCTGAAATAAACTGTCGACCAACTGCTTGACACTTGGCGTCAGAATCTGGAGCGTTATTAGCAGCATCAATAACCCAGCCTTGATCGAGTACTGCTTGGCAGAAAGCCTGCGACTCTACATTGCCAATATCAGCCAACAACAAGGGGTTTCCAGTTCGGATATCAATGACTTTTGCATCAACGTCACTGGCATCATAAGTGATGATGACGGCATTTTTTGCTCCATCTGCAAGTCTCTTTAAAAGGCCAGCGGGGACAACACGACCAGATGCATCAAAAGATACAACCTTGCCTGAAGAGATGACGAAGAAGTCTTTTGACGCTTCGTTTTGCCAAATAGTTGGCAACCATGCTGCAGGCTTCCATTCACCTGCGGGGACTGACGCATTCATTTGAACGGTATTATTCGGAGTGATGTTGTCCATCATATCCGTTCTGGTTTTAAACGTACTTTGGAATCGACTAATAGCCATAATTATTCTCCTATAGTTTTAATGTTTTATTAAAAATTACTTGGGTTAAAGCCGCGAGGCAAATAGGTAGACTTGGAGTTAAGATAGCTATTAGCAGCATCTTTTCCATACTCTGATAAAATATTTTTGTATTCTTTAACAATCTTTTGTTCAAAAGAACCCAAGGAAGAGACCTTGTCTTCCTTATTAATGTTTGCGTCTTCGTCTGCATGCTCAGATGGACTGCTAATTTGATTCATGTTTGTTAATACCTTGTCTGATAGTGAAAATATTTTTTCATCCTTATCATCTAGATTTAATTCATCTTGAGCTGTATTTTCAACTGTATCTTCATTTTTTTCGCAATTAATATTTAAATCTTCAGTATTATCAGCTGAAACTTTTTTATTTGCTTCGATAAACTCTACAACAACTTTAAACTTCTCTTCTAAACTTTTATACATCTCTTGTAAATCTTTTAAGTCAGATTTTAGAATACTAACTTCTGAATCGCATTCTAGCGCTTCAGCTTTTTCATCAATCAATGTTAAGATTTTAGACTTAATAGTATCCGAAAGTTTAGTTTTGCTTATCAAGTCTTTCGCAGCTGTCACATGTGCGCAGTCTGGAATTGGGAAAGATCTTTCAGGCCCACAGAATATAGCATCTGGTAGTTCTTTCCTTTCGTCGTTACTCATGGAATTGCCCGACTTCACCATTACGGTTTGTAAAGCTAAGTCTAAGATATTCCAATCAACGTCTAGAGAGACTTCGTCTGCAGTCTCATCCTCGTCGAAATCACCTTCGTCGGGATCGTCTTGTTTCTGAAGCTGATTGTCGACTACAAGAGGCTCTGCTTCTGCTACAGCCTCTGTGGAATCAACAACCTCTTCGTCTGGTTGTTCTTTCTCCAATTTCATAATATCTTCCTTTTGTGTTGGAGGTTCATTCAAATTCTTTTCGCCACTATAGGCTATTTGGATAATTGTAGCTTTTACTTTGGAAGGCGCCTCAACATAAGCGACTCCTTTAGTATGTAATTCTCTCATAATCTTTTCATCTAGCACTACTCTATGATCATAGTTTTGATCTTCTAACTTAGCGGAATCGATTAGCGCTTCTACCCCTTGATTCCTCTTAACCCTTTTATACGCTTTTCTCACTGCTTGTAACTCATTTCCGGCTCCTAAATCATAGTTAGAATCACTCATAATAATTTCTTTTGGAAATATTATGAGATGCTCACTAGAGTTGTCTTCTATTGGTTTACTACTAGATGTATCGATAAGCTCCATCTCTACTACTTGAGAGAGGTCATCTGCTGGAGTATTTACTACCGACCCTTCTAGTACAATAAAGTCTCCCGTAACAAAAACGCAAGTTTCATCATCATAAGTCTTTCCATGCCTGTGTTCGCACATGCCGTCACTGACCCAATCCTGATCACAAATACTGCAAATATGTCTGTCTGTAGTAGAGCCCGCACTGAACGTTAAGTATCTCCCATCAAGAAATCTCTTAATAGCTTCTTCGTCAGTAACGTTTGCTTTGACTCGCATTCGTCCAAGACCGGGCCAATCTTTATTGTTAAGCAAATTTAAATCTTTTAAAGTTTTATAAATTTTCTGTGGGTCGTCTTCTGTGAATGCATTATGTATGTCCAGCATAGATTTATTTGAATTCAAGAAACTAGCAGCTTCATCATTTAGGCTTTGCCACTCACCACCAATAAACCTACCAATAGGCTCTCCATTTTGGTCGTGGTGTTTTAATATCGGCTTTGGGTATGGATTTGTCAACGAGTCAATACCCTTTTGCTGACCTTTTGTAGAATAAATCCTGTTATTTATTTTTCTACCCGAATGAGACAAGTCGTAAGTAATCACAAGCCCTTTTTGTTTAAACTCAACATTCGACAAAAGATTATCGATAAGCGTAATTTTGCTTTTCTTGTCTAAGGAAAGTATTCTTTTGTCAGGATTTATTTGAATGAAATCGTTGTATTTGATGAGCTTACTCATTTTGCCCCCTTGCGTATTAAATATATCTTAATATATTTATATTAGTAGTTTTCAAGTGTTTTCAAGACATCAGCAACATTATTGCTATTTTTTATCTTCTCAAACAAACTTATGCTGTCTTCGCCTAGCTTCGGAGAGGATCTTTCACCATGCTGATTTGCTGGTTTTGAAATATTATTAGAAGTGTTTAATTCGGTTGAACTCTTCACTATTCGCTCTTGCGCTAACGTCGAGTGTAACTTCTTTACATCCTCCTCAGTCAGGGGGCGCTCTCCCAGCTTTGTTCTTGCCTCTGTTTCGCTTATCAAATTGTTTAACCACAACTGTACGATTTGGTTCTCTACCTTTATTTTCTCTTCTTTGTCTACCGCACCGAACTTAATGTAAACCATTCTGTCGCTATCAAACATTGCTTCTTCATAGCCACCTTCACAAAGTAGTTCTGAAATAACATAAGTTTCAATAAAAGTTTTTATATTTCTCTGTAAGGCTTCTACATCTTGTATCGCAATTTTCGACAAGGCATTAGCAGTACTTCTATTCGCAGTATCACCTTCACCCATGTCCATGGCTGAAACACCAAGACCTGCGTACACACGCTTCTTGAAGTAATCCAAGTACTCTTGGATTTTAAGCGCCTTACCTTCGGAGCCAATAGCGTCAATTTTGTGCCTATGATCTGAAACAAAGATTCCACCTGAAGGCATATACTCAATCGTATTTCGAACCAAATCTGATTCCTTTACTCCGTCAGGACCATATCTTTCAGGCATCAAATCATTGCCAACCGTGTAGTGATACAAGGGGTGCAAGTTAGCATCGATCATCTCCTCGATGTTTTCTTCAAGCCTTCTTAGCAGAGCAATGTCTTCTAGTACTGGAAGTAGCTCAGGTGTTCCCATAGTAAACCCAGCTTTTCTATTTGTGTAGAAATGAATGACATCATCAGGTGAGAACTCTTTGCTCTCTGCACTTGCTAATTGTTTCTGCAAGATCTTTTTAATCTCACCGTTTTTCTTCACTTTGAACCATAAAGTTTCAAATGGAAGTATAAAATACCCAGCAACAGGCTCTACAGACTTGCCATTCTTGTCTAAGACTTTCCCTGTAGAGGCATCGCTATTTCTGTTTTTAACCCATGCACAATTTGAATACCTAATTAAGTCATGCGCCAGGTCTGTCATTAATAAATTAAACGGCATACCAGAAACAGTCTCTATTTCTTTTATTCTTCTTCTTATATAGTTTACTGTCTCTTTATCGTTGCCAACAAACTCCCATCCAGCCAATACAAATCTTTGAACTTTCTTTTGTATCGCTTTGAACAAAAAAGCATCCGTATCTTGAGCTATCTGTATTTCAGTTAGATCATACTCTGGCTTGAACCAAGATCCTCTATGCCTACTTGCGTAAGATAGCGCTCGCCCGTTTACTTTTTTAACTTTAACGCCAGAAATATTCACTCCAGGAATTGGAACATTTCGATCTTTATTAGAGATTGCATTTAGAATTCCTTCAAAATCATTTGCTTTCATAGATCTACCTCAAGTTGGCTTTCACAGTCTGTGTAATTTTTAAGTTATTGTACCCTACCTTGCTTCTAGTTTCTTTACTATCGGTAAGCCTAGGTATCAAATTGAGTGTAGCTTCCAATTTGGATACTGGCACTTCAATGTAATTCACATTATCTGCAATAGACGCAAAAGTAAGCTCCTCAACAGGCTCTGACTCAGGGCGTATGTTTATCCAATAAACACTCTTAATAGTATCAAGATTCTTGAAGTGCTTAGCTTCGCTTTTATTCAGCAAGCTTATATCGATCGAACAAATATAAATCATGCAATTTGGCTTGTGCTCTGCTGATTGCTTTTTTATCCAGCCCTTAATCTTCCCCAAGCTTTGCTGCAAGTCGCGAGTTCCATAGTAAGGCTCAGCGCCCCCAGCCCAAGTACTAGGAAGCACTTCGTCCAACTTCAAACCACTTTCACCAAAATAAGTACTCTTTACCGTGCCTACATCAAAAGTTTCGGTAGACAAACCTACCGAATGATGCTTTAGAAACTCCTTACAAAACGCCTTGCCTTCTTCAGCATAGAACACCTCTAGGAACTCTGAAAAAGAAAACACTTCCTCACTATCGCTTTTTTCAAATATGGCTTTGAGGCTTTCGTCTAAATTTGTCGTTTCAATTAAACTTCGAAAAAGTTCTTGAAACGACGAGCCGATAGCTATTAATTTTTTATGTAAAAAAGCTAACGCCAGATAGCCAAACGAATACCCCTTATCGTCGATAATATGTTCTTTAGCATAATGCGAATCTACATAAGAGTCGACAATACCACTCATTTCTTCTGACGAATACTCTAGTATAAGTTCATCAAATCCATACTGGTCCTGGGTGTATTTTTTTGGCAGTAATTTTCCTAAAAGCCTAACTATACCTCCACCAGAAAATAAATTAGCAGAAGCCTCAAAGAACCAAAGATGGTCTTCGGCCGTGTCACTTGTCTCACCTTTAAGACTACCAAAAAAACTTTCATAAAAATGCACAAGAGTGTTATTTAAAACTTGATAAACATGAAATAGTTCATGCGCCAAAGTCATCCATCCACGACCACGTTTGTGCCATTTTGCATGAAATACTTTTACGTTCGTTAAGTCAATTCTGAGAAGCAAATCCCTGCCAGCATAAAGAGGAGTAAAAAGAACATCTGCGTTGGCGTTCATAGCTACTTCGGTAGATATAAGAAGATTTCTTTCGCTGTCTGCTTGCGGAAGGTCCCACCCGTCTCTTTCATTTATTAAGAATAAGTTGGGCATCCAATCTAAAAGCATGGAAGAGTACAAAGATTGCCTGTCTGTTAGGACTTGAGTACCCTGTGGATCAGTGTACCCAGGCACAATATGATATGTTAATTTAAAATTATTAATTTTTTGATGTATAAAAAGAATACCTTCAGTACTGGCAGCATCTCGGCTATCAGTAAGAAAATTTGCCTCACTTATGTGCGTTGTGTTCTTTCCAGGATGGATAAACAAATGAATCAAGTTGGGTCTCCACCAATTGATTAGCGCACTTCTTATTTCTTCTCTCCAGATGCCATCCTGAGAGCTGATTTGCGAAAGGTCATCTTCAAAGAATAACGCATATTTAGCTGGTTCTTTTTTTGGCAATTGAGAACTTGTTGCTTTTAAACTCATTTTCTAAAAGCCTTCCACAGTTACTTCAGAACTACAATCATCATCACAGACTATAGCCCAATTTGGTTTAGTATTGTTAGACTTCATGTAACACCGTATTTTACCCAAAGGGTTACTTTAGAAAGAACCCCTCCTATAAGCAGGATTTTACCTTCATCGCCCTCAGCTTCCGCATAATCTTCGTATTCAAATGTAATATCTAACAAAGAGTCTGCTTCGTCCGCTAAGAACTTGCTTAAGTCCAAGGAATATTCAAGAGCTATATCTGCAGCTTTGAACTTTAAAGTAAAATCACTCAACAGCTGGCCGGCTTTGCTTGGTACAGGGATTAATTTTTTTATTTCCTGCACTAATTGTTGCTTGACACTGCCGTCTTCCACTAATGCTTCAATGTTCTTCTCGTTAATTCTATGCGCTCCACCAGTAGTGGTAGTAAAGTTACCACCAAACAAATATTCGTCAAATCCAATACTCTTTTTAAGCTGAGTCAGCAAGTCGTCAACTTGAAGTTCTACAGGTTCGCCATCAGCACCATCGATCGTGAAAAAGGGGTCTGGAGCGACTTTGTTTGATTCTATAGTTATTGATGGCGCAACGTGATCTTTAACGCTTAGGCTTCCCGTAAACTCAAAGCCAAAATCTATTGTAATTGGCGCAGGCTCTTTTGCCTTCGGGACAGCTAGTTTTTTTGGTGGCTTCGGTATCAGCTCTGTTGTAACTTCAACCACTTTAACAGTTGCTGCTACTTGCTCTGGCGGTCCAAGCAAAGGCTCTGGCGGTCCAAGCAAAGGCTCTGGCGGTCCAAGCAAAGGCTCTGGCGGTCCACGCATCCCTTGATCGCCTTGCGAGCCAGGCAGCTCATAACCAAGGTACT